CCGAACGGAGTGAGGTGGTTTCAAATGCAGGCAAACCGAAACGAAGTTGAGGTTTGCGGATTCAACATCAATAAAACGGATTTTCGATGGTATTTGATCGCATTGAAACGGATTTTCGATGAATTTGGTTTTCTGGATTTTTCAACTCGAAAAATCGCGCTTCGTCTTCGGCAAGCCTATTGTCTCAAGAAAGTGCTAATATTTTTCTAATCGCATCAATTGGAAAATCTAATTATCACCTTCGATTCATCGTGCCTTGAAGAGAACCACAGCAGCAACATCAGATGCACCGAGTCTATCGAGCTCGCTAGCAATCGATGATATGGTGCTTCCTGATGTATACAAGTCATCGACGATCAGAATCCGTCTTCCAGCGATAGCTTTCGCATCAGCATCGATGCTATACAGCCCATGGAAGAATGCACGTACCGAGTTGTGGATACGCTTCATCGATAGATTCCCATCACCAGCATCCATCAAGGCTTTGAGTCCATTCTTCACGATCTTTGTGTCTTTCAGATGCTCTGGTGGCTCGTAGCTCACAGCAGATGCAGCATTCTTCGATGCGGTGATTATCCTGACTCCATGCAGCCGCATAGCAATCGCCCTGGCAAAGTAGGATGCGAGCACGCTGCTCGATTGCGTGATGCAAAGCAGATCGGGCTTCCATGGTCTTGCTATCCTATCAGCAGCGTAGATGGCTGCTCTCGTGGCGAAGCTGTCTGGATGCTCCATTGCTTTGATATTGCGCAGCATGGCGATCTTATCGCTGCTCAGACCATCAGCATTCTTTCCTCCGTATACAGCATAGCACTTGTGGCTCGAATTTGGTATCGATGCTACCAGTGGCTTCATGGTCTTGCCCTTACCGAATGCTGATGATATTCCAGCATCCACGATGTTACCATGCAGGTCGAATGCTTCTTCTATGATGCGGTTGATGTTCATTATTAACTCTGCAAGTCTTGCATTTTGATGCTATCCATTATATAATATTGGTATATTCAAAACACCATACCCCATGTATTTGATAGAAAGCACAATCATAAAACCATCACAGCAGGCTCTTTACCGAGCTTGCGATGAGTTGTGCTTTCTATCGAAGAACTTATACAATTCGGTTCTGTTTATCCAACGTCAAAATTACATCACCGGAAAGCCATATATCCCGCATTTTGATATGGGTAAACTGATGCGGAAGGAGAAGCATCCTGACTTTTATGCTCTTCCATCAGGCCCAGCTGATTATGTTATCAAGCAGCTAGACGCAAACTACAAATCATACTTCACCCTATGCAAGCTCAAAGCAGCTGGGAAGTACCGAGGCAAGATCAAACCTCCTCGGTATAAGGATAAGGTTCATGGAAGGAATGTAGCTACATTCTATAAAGCTGCTTTATATAAACGAACCTACAAGAAAGAAGGTCTTATCCACCTTTCGAAGACAGATATCAAATTCAAAAGTCAGATACCGCTCGAGCTTATCCAAGAAGTCAAGGTAGTACTGAAGAACGGGCATTATGAGCTTCAGGTAGTTTACCATGCTGAAGAAGCACCAAAGCTCGAGAATAGCAATTATGCTGCTATCGACCTTGGATTGAATAATCTCGCTACGGTAGCTACAAACGTATCGAGCCCATTTATCATCAACGGCAGACCATTAAAATCCATCAACCAGCGGTGGAATAAGCGTGTTGCTAAACTGAAATCAAAGCTGAAGAAAGGAAGGAGAACATCCAAACGAATCCAGACTATCACTAGTAAACGAAATCGAAGGGTCAAAAACTACCTTCACCAAGCCAGTAGGGCTCTTGTTGGCGAGCTTCGTAAGCTTTCCATCAGCAAAGTCGTTATTGGCTCTAATAAGGAGTGGAAGAAAGGCATCAATCTTGGTTGCAGAAACAACCAAAATTTTGTTCAGATTCCACACTTCAGGTTCATCGAGATGATTGCTTATAAGGCTAGATTGGCTGGTATTGAAGTAATCGCTAAAGAGGAAAGCTATACATCAAAATGCAGCTTTCTAGACGATGAGCTTATCGAGAAGCATGAAGAATATGCTGGAAGACGAGTCAATCGTGGGCTGTTTAGAGCTTCCAATGGCTATACAATCAACGCTGATGTCAATGCTGCATATAACATCATGAAGAAGCATCTGGGAATAGGGATACAATCCTTGGACTCAGTACAGGTGTTAAGCACGCCTAATGTTTTGGTGTTTGGTTCTTGATGGACCAAGCATCATTCAAATATTGAAGTGAGTCTTAAAATTCACAGCTTGAGAATGCTAGCTTTCAACTAAACAGGAGAACCACACTATGAATGTAGCTATCATCGGAAGCCGAACCTTTACTGACTACGAGCGAGCCGAGGAGTTTGTGAATGCTCTAGAACTCGATATCAGTCGCATCATATCTGGAGGCGCTAGAGGCGCTGATGCTATCGCTGAGCGCTATGCTTCTGAGCATGGGATTCCTACTACCATCTATCCAGCTGACTGGGAGCGATATGGTCGCGGGGCTGGCATGATTCGCAACAAGCAGATCATCGCTGATGCTGATGTCGTTGTTGCTTTTTGGGATGGAGCAAGCAAGGGAACGAAGAACTCGGTCGAGCTAGCACGCAAGGCTAAGAAGAAACTCGCGATTTGCTATATTTGAACTTATTGCTTATCTCTAAGCCATTGATTTTATTAGCATTCTACAGAGCATATTCGAGGAGGTTCGAAGCCTCGAAAATTTCATGTAAGTCGTTGATAGCATTAAAGAAAATCCGGAGAAATCCGGATTTTTGCTGCAACGAGCGCCGTCCAAATTTTATCAAGGTATACTCTTATGCGGTTTGGAGCAAATCTGCTGCATTTCTAGAAATCCGAGGTATGCAGATTCTGACCGAAATCCGCTTGTTCCGCTACGAAATCGCATGAAAATTGCATTAGATATCAATGAAAATGCAAAATTTCCTCGGAAATCTGCATTTCGAGCTTGATTTGAACCTCATAACTGCTATAATGCGCTCCATCAGCTCGGAATAGAGCTATTCATCAACATCCTGGATAGGAGAACCACAGTGCAAGTCTCATCAAAAGACACCTCTTACGCATCAACGCTCAAAGCCGATGCACAATTCACCATGAAGGCATCTGGTCATGCTTTCAAGATCATCACGAAGAACCTGTATAGTCATCCGCTAGCAGCGGTCATCCGCGAGCTAAGCTGCAATGCGCTCGACGCACATAAAGCCATCGGTAATGACCAGCCATTCGAAATCATCCCGCCTAGTGCATTCCTGAAGCAGCTGACCTTCAGAGACTACGGCATCGGTATGAGCCATGAGCAGATCATGGGAGTCTATACATCGTACTTCACCTCAACGAAACACGAAGACAACGAGTTCATTGGTGGCTTCGGTCTGGGTAGCAAGACTCCATTCGCTATCTCCGATAGCTTCACCGTATCATCCATCCACGGTGGAGTGAAGAATGATTATCTCGCCTTCCTCGATGCTGATGGTGTTCCATCTATCAAGCATCTAGCATCAGCGCCGACCGATGAGCATAGCGGCACCACAGTTACCGTTCCATGCGATGCTGATCGATGGAGAGTTATCACCACCATCAAAGAGCAGCTTGCTTGGTTCGATCGGATGCCACTCGTTGATGGAGAGAATATAATCGAGCTGCGCGCTAATGATCTTGCTGAGATGCGCGAGCGTGGCTACTGCATCAGCAGGGCTCATAGCCTCTACGGCGAGGCTATTCGCATCGGTGGCATCGTATACGAAGTACCACGAGCAGTAGCAAAGCCAACGAGCGGACTGATTGCTGGTGGCTACGTGCTGGTCTATGACTGCCCCATCGGCTCGTTCAGCATCGCACCCAGTCGAGAAGAGCTCAGCTGGGACGAAGAATCGATAGCAATGTACGAGAAGGTACACGACCAAGCAATAACCGATATTCAGTCTCGACTGAATGCTATCATCGATGATAGCAAGCTGACACTAGACGAGCGCTACCAAGCGCTGCGAGACGAGCGGATTGCTACAAGCAATCATCGCATCGAGTGTATCGCTACGGGCATGATGCTTCCAGTAAACCGAAGCTCGACGAAGAAGATCAATAACGAGCCGCTCGATCTGATGTACTATGCTGCTCAGGGCTACGATATCTATCGCGCTGCTCCTGATGCTAGGAATATCCGAGCATGGCTGCTGAAGAAACAGAAAGCATCTATCGTGCTTACTAGCATCGGAAGCTGTGCATACAATCCCGAGATTCTTCTCCCAGAAATCACACAGGATGAGCTCAATGCTGCTAGGACAGCTAGGACCACGCAATCTACTACTAGGCGCGGCGATGAAGAAATCGATATTCGCTTGAGCAGCGGCAGCTACATTAAGCGCATCAATACCAAGGATGCCGTCATACTGACGTCAACTGATGAATATGCACCAGAGCAAGCTCAGTTCCTGTATAAGCTGCTAAACGACTGGGATAAAGAGCAGCCCATCTTAATCATGCGTCCGAGCTGGGCTAAGCAATGCAAGCATCTGGCAGCTGCTATCCATGATAACTACGAGAGCGTTACCTGCTTGATTGGTATCGATCATGAGGCGATGATGAAGCGCTTAGCTAGCTACTATCCCAGCGCACGCCATCTATTCCTTGCTCTAATCCATACCAGCCATAACATCAATACGAGGCTATATACCTACCTTAACGAGCGAGTGAACTCGAAGATCGAGCAGACATTCATGGAGATCGTCAATGAGGAGTTCAGCAAGTATGACTTTGATCCGGCTACCGAAAAAGACTCAGCTTGCAAGACTTTCCGATACGATTTCCATTGCTTCGGTCATCACGCGTATCAATACGATATCCAGCTCAATCCGATGCTCAAGCGCATGGTGAAGAGACTGATCGATGCCCATCCCATACTATCGCTGCTCTTTGCAGATTATGAGATAGCTAAGATCATCGATGCAAACGTCGATACGCCGCTCAATTTTCAGTACCGGATGCTATCCATCTTCGGTGACGAATAAGAAATTGCTTGCAATTCGTAGCTATTCATGCTATGTTAATATCCGCTCCATAACGGAGCATAAACCACGCTGGTGGATCCAGCATCCACAAATACCAGTCGATGCTGGATCTACCTCATATCCCACTAGACCTAATGAGGTAACCTAAACATGCAAACATTCCCATCATCCATGACCCAGAAGAAGATCGCCGAGGCTCTTGGCATATCTGAGCGCACTGTTCGCCGTTACATCGCTTCTGGACAAATCAAGATTGTCGATACTCCTGCTCGAGAAGCAGCCAAGAAAGAAGCTCCGAAGAAAGCCAAGACTGATGCTACTTCGAAGCCGAAGAAAGAAGCTAAGAAAGAGCTGAAGAAAGCCAAGGCCCCATCGAAAAAGAAAGAAGCTAAGAAGCCCGAAGCTCCGAAGCAAGAAGCAAAGAAAGACTTCGAGCCGAAGCATTATCCACATGGCACCAGAAAGACAGCTATCGCTCGGGAGCTTGGTGTCACTCCCAAGGTAATCGATGGTCGCATCCGCCGTGGCGAAATCATCATCGATGAAGCAGATGAAAGCCAGACGAAAGCCAAGACTGAATCCAAGAAAGCTGAAGCCGTCGAAGCTATCGAGCCTGGTGCAAGCAGATACGACGTGCTGATTACCGCTAAGGCAGCTACCATCTATCGCCATCAGGAAGGCCATATCGCATCGATGCGTACCTTCCCGGCTGACGACTATCGCTACAGTCGCATCAAGGAGATGCACCAGAACGGAGACCAGGACTACTCCGAGTTCTTCGCTGAGCTGAAATTGAAGGAAGTATCCTTCGTCACCGAGCATGGAGTCAAAGTCAGCAAGGAAGGCATCTATCTCAATAACCTCCACTTGCAAGACCAGCTGGCTGATTGGATCGTTGAGAACATCGACTCCATCAGTCCTGACTCGAGCTATATCCGCTTCCTCGATAACCTCGCACAGAATCCCGACCAGCGGATGCAGGAGCAGCTGTATGGCTTCCTGAAGCATACCGACGTCAAGATCAACGAAGATGGCATGGTCCTTGCATATAAAGCAATCAGTCATAACTTCAAGGATATCCACAGCAATACGTTCGATAACAGCGTAGGTGCGGTAGTTGAGATGCCACGAGACGAAGTCGACGATGATCCAGAGAATACCTGCTCTCATGGATTGCATGTAGCAGCTGCTAGCTACATTCCGCAGTATGGCCGGAAGGAGTACCAGCATCGCGTGGTCCAGGTGCTCATCAATCCCAAGGATTTCGTGAGCATTCCGGTTGACTACAACTTTGCCAAAGCTCGTGTCTGCCGCTACAATGTAGCTCGCGAGGTTACCTGGGAAGAGATCTGGAGACGCTGATGGAATTTCTCGGCGACCAAATAGCACGAGCGAGGAAGGGCAATGCGCCCTTCCTCGTCATCACAAGCTACGACTACAAGAGCCGCTCTATCAAGGGTAAGCTGGTAGCATTCAACAGAGAAGGTATTGCGGAGCAACGTGCTGATGCTAAGAACATGATCATGATGCTTCGCGAGGCTGGATACGAGATTCCGTCTTTGTGGCATTCGATTATCTTCGCTGATAAGCCACTCGATGCAAGGCTCTACAAGCTCTTTGCTCATGGTCTGATTGCATTCCAGTCGATGAGCATTGGAGAGCTAGAACGGATAGCTAATCTGATGGTCGAGTACGAGAGCAAGCAGCATGCTTGATATCGCTCCATGAGGAGCGCGAATTGAAACCAAGCTATGACTATCGGAGAGCTCGAGCAGATAGCTAACATGATGGTCGAGTATGAAAGCCCATCCGATGCGATGGGCTTTTTGCTGGCTATCGTATGATAAATATCGTGCATGATGAAGTTCAAACAACTCCCATGGGTTATGCTCGCTGCTGAGCATTACCAGACATCGACTGGATTCGTATCCGAGGATGACTTCTTCCAGGATATGCAGCGCTTTCGCATCATCGCTCGGCTGGCTGGATGCTTTGCTGGCGAGAAGGATAAGCGCAATATCAACATACGAGCCCTGCTCAATCAGGTCGTGATTCTCTCCAATGTCCTGCCAGCTAACATCATCGTAGCTATCTTCAACCACGTATGCTCCGAGCAGTCAGCACGCCCAGTCAATTCGCTTCTCAAAGCATTGCAGCTTACCGATGGTGGAGAGACTGATGAGGCGATGGATGCTGCTATACAGAAGGTCTTGAATTCGGCTTGAGGTTCTATTATAATGCGCTCCATCAGCTGAGCTGATATCCCATCAAACATTCTTTGGAGAAAGAAAAAATGCGTGAACCAAACAAAACACTCGCAGCCGTCGTAGGCTTCATCTTCGTCGTCAGTCTTATCGTCTTCGTCGGTCTATCAGCTGGTGCAGCTCTCGACAAGGAGCACGATGCTCATCAGGCGAAGATGCACAGTCACCAAACTAAATACCAGCAAAGATGAAGACACTATCAGCCGGTCTGAAGACATTTCTATATGCTGTCCTGCTTGGTATCGCAATAGGCTTTGGCTCTTACGTGCTTCTTCATGCGGAACAACTAATGGAGATGAAAGATGCCCATCGATAAGACCGTTATTGCCTTCGTTGCTGGCTTTGCTCTTGCTAGCTACGGAGGATGGAACAAGCTCGATAAGGAGCGCATAGCAAACAAGCTCAAAGAACAGCAAGCCGAGGTAACCCATGCAAACGCAATCGCAAATCTCAATACCGCACTCAGCCAGCAAGCATCCAAGATGCAAGCAGACTTCTCAGAAGAGCTCAAGAAGCAGAAAAGCGATGCGGATGCTGCCATGGCTGCTGTGTCTAGTCGCACTGTCCGGCTGCGCGACAAGCACAGTAAAAGCACAGGGCGATGTGCTGATTCCCGACCTGCCGCAGGTAGTGCTCGAGACAGCACAGGAGGAGCCGAGCTATCTCAAGAGACTGCTCAATTCCTTATCCGACTCGCCCGAGACGCAGACCAGAGTCAAGCAGCACTCCGACAATGCGTTGCCCAGTATCAAGGAGTAAAGGCACAGCTCGAGCGCAAGAAGTAGTCGTACCGAATTTCCATAGCCAGCCCTGCCTATCCATCGTGGTAGAGCAGGGCTTTTTAATGGTTCGACTATATGCTACAATACGCAGCCCAAATCATACTAAGAGAACAACCAATCATGCCAGAAACAATAAAATTCAACCTACACGATATCATGCAAGTCAGCAAGCTCGAGAATGCTCATCTCGTTGGCTTCGAGCTATCAGACCAAGATGTCATTACCGATGTCTATGCTGCCTTCCGTACTTATCTCTATTCGAGCATCGCCTTGAAGGTAGAAGGCAAGGGATGGGTTCTGGTTAAGATGGATAATGGCGATAACAAGTCTTTCGTCGTGCCAGCATTCTTCTCCTACGCTTGCTTCTCCTTCCTGAAGCTTACCTCCAAGAATGTAGCTAATGAGCTCAAGCACGCTCGAGAGAAAGACTACATCGGCGATGCTGATGAGGTTAAGCAATCTATCCTCGGCTGGCTTCCGCATCTAACCGATGCTACGTGGAGAAGAAGCATTGAGATCTTGTTCGAAGATGAGTAAGGAGACTACCATGACCAAGACTGTGCCGAAACACTACAACGATACCACATACAATGCAATGCACTTCTGCCAGCACATGACCTTTGCGCTTGGTAATGTCTTCAAGTACTGCTGGCGTGCTGGTGCTAAGCAAGGCGAGCAGATGGATGATGATATCAGCAAGGCCTTGTGGTATGCCGAGCATGCAAGCTACAGCAGATTCGATGCTGATAAGGATGCCCTGCTACACGACCTTGATGAATGCGATCTTGATGTGTCGAGAGCATTGCTGCTTGAAGCTATCATCGATCTAGCAGCATCCGATGCTGATTCGTTCGAGGCGAAGCGAGCTGCACTCATAAAGCAGATTCAGGAATTTTCAAATTATTCCGCTTCTATAAGCCATTGATATCATTAGAATTTTATTGAGCATATTCGAGGAGGTTCGAAGCCTCGAAAAATTTCGTGTAAGTCATTGATTGCGTTAAAGAAAATCCGGATTTCTCCGGATTTTTGCTGCAACGAGAGCCGCACAAATTTCATTTAGGTGTACTATCATGCAGCTTGGACTGCGATCGCTGCATTTCTGCAAAACCGCGGTATGCTAGTTTTATCGAGAAATCCGCTCGTTTAGCATCCAAATCGCATGAAAATTGCATTAGATATCAACGAAAATGCAAAATTTCTTCAGAAATCTGCATTCCTGGCTTGCTTTGAACCTCAAAAGCGCTATAATGCGCTTCATCAGCTCAGAATAGAGCTATTCATCAACAACATCCTGGATAGGAGAATACAAATGGCTAATATAATCCCCTTCATCAGATTCACCGCTCTCGAGAATGTCAAGTTTGTTGGATTCTCATCAATCGTTGGCATCACCAACATCGTAACCATGCAGACCGGCTACGATGATCTCGAGAGCATCGCATGCCAGCTCGGAGACGGACGTTGGATCATCGTCGTATGGAACCGAGACGAAGATCAAAGCACTGCATATCCAGCTTACTATTCTGAACTATCGAATGGTGTTGCATCCATCTCCGCTCCCAATATCGAATACGAGCTCGAGCAAATCGATTCAAGCAACGTGGACAGCATCAAGAAGCAGGTCGAGCAATGGCTTCCGCATCTGACGGATGAAGAGCTCGTCTCTGAGGTATCCCAAGCAATCCACGGAGAAACCAACCATGGCTAGTATCAATCCATTCCTCAAGATCAAAGCATTCGATAACATCGATTGCCGTTTCTTTGACTCTATCGATAGCAGCATCGTACGCATCGAGACCATCAAGCCAGATATCGATGATGACTTCGAAAACGATCATTCCGAGCTCGGATGCCAGCTAGACGATGGTCGATGGGTCATCCTCCGCTGGTTCCATGGAGAAGACCATAGCAAAGCCCTTCCAGCCTACTATTCGCTGCTATGGGATATGCCCATGCCGCTCAAGGATGAGTATCTCGTATGCGAACTGCGTTCCATCGCTTCTGGCTATGTGAATGATATCAAGGGCGATGTCAGGAAGCAGGTCGAGCAATGGCTTCCGCATCTGAACGACCAGTACTACGCTCGCATCATAACGAAAGCACTAGACGGAGAGCCTAGCAATGGATAGCATCCCAAGAGAATACTGAAATCCGAGAAGCAATAGGAGACACGAAATGAAATCAATCCTCGCCATCAAGAACGAAATCCGGTCTAAGCAGCCGGATTTTCGCTTGCAAAGAGCATCCGCTCGCATCGACAAAGCCATCACCGCACTAGACCGAGCCCAAGCAGATCTGGTCGGCATTGCTGGTATGGAAGAGATTCGAGCTTCCATCATCGAATTGCTCGGAGTCAAGCCATGACTCACAGCGAAATCATCATGCACCTGCGCGCATCGCATCGCGACGATGCTCAGGTGCAAGCATTGCTGGATGAAATGGAATCGAGGTACTGCAACCTGATCATCCTGAAGAATCAGCTTGCGCTCGATGCAGAAGAATGCTTCGGACTCACGAAGAATCATCTCTTCAAAGAGCTGAGTCAAGCGTATGCTGCGAAGTGAGGTAGGGATGCAACAAGACAAATGGGACTCCTTCTTCCTCAAGCAAGCACATGCTGTAGCTGCTACCTTCAGCAAAGACCCAGACCGCAAGGTCGGAGCAGTCATCTATCGAGACTCGTATCCTCTATCATTCGGCTACAACGGCATCATCCGTGGATATCCAGATGATCTGGTATTCGCTAGCGATAAGCTAGTCTACACCGAGCACGCCGAGAAGAATGCTATCTTCAACGCTGCTCGGAACAACATCAACATCATGGGCGCTAGCATCGCTTGCACATTCCATCCATGCCATGAATGCGCTCGTGCTATCGTGCAGTCTGGTATCAAGAGACTAGTATGTCCTCCTCCATTAGACGAGGATATTGCGGGCAAGTGGGCAAGCAGCATCGATGCAGCACAGCGGATGTTCTCTGTCTGCGGAGTTGACGTATACCTCGTATGCAGGCCCGATGTACCGGTACTTCAAATCAAATGAACACAGAAGATTTCATCGAGCGATCTCGAGCAGTGCATGGCAATCGATACGACTATAGCCAGACAGTCTATGTCAATAACCGAACCAAGGTGACGATCATATGTCCTGAGCATGGACCATTCGTGGTGAGCCCAGAAAGCCATTATAAAGGGCATCATTGCTTCAAATGCTCGGTGAAAGCACGCAAGGGCATGGGCAAGGGAAATCAGTATGCGAAGGGCAAGCAGGGCATCGATACAATTGATTTTATCAATCAAGCTAATGAGATTCATCAATCCAAATATCGCTATGATATCAGCGAAGAAAGAATCTACAGGAGCAAGCCCATCACCATCATATGTCCCGAGCATGGATCATTCGAGCAAACACCGAGAGATCATCTTGCTGGTAGAGGCTGCTTTAAGTGTAATCACTACAGTCTCAGCCACGAAACATTTCTTGCGAGAGCTGATGCCATCCATGCTGGGAAATACCAGTATCCAGACAAGTACCGCACGCTCACCGATAAGCTAACTATCATATGTCCTGAGCATGGGGCATTCGAGCAATGCCCAAGGGAGCATCTCTCTGGTTATGGCTGCCGAGAATGCAATCAGCCCAGGAGCAAAGCTGAGGATATCATCAAGCAATGGTTCCCGCATCTCAAGCAGTCGAATCGCTCGGTTCTCGATGGATTGGAGATTGACCTACTCGATGAAGCCCACAAGCTTGGTATCGAAGTCAATGGTATCTTCTGGCACGACGAGTATAACAAGCCCAGCGACTACCATCAGAAGAAGACTGATATGGCTGAGGCGAAGGGCTATCAGCTCTTGCATTTCTGGGACTTCGAAATCGAAGAAAAGCCCGATATTGTGAAGAGTATCATCGCATCGAAGCTAGGCATGCTACCACGGGTTTATGCTCGCCAGTGTGCTATCACCACGCTCGACAGACAATCAGCCAAGGCATTCTGCGAGCGCTATCACCTCCAGGGCTATGCTAATGCACCTATCGCTCTTGGGCTCATCCATAACAACGAGTTGGTAGCTTGCATGACCTTTGCTCCATCAAGATTCGACAAGAACGTGCGATGGGAGCTAGTCAGGTTCTGCGCTAGCGCATCGGTTATTGGTGGAGCTTCTAAGCTGCTCAAAGCCTTTAGAGCGACTAATAGCGGTAGCATCATTAGCTACGCTAATCGCCGCATCTCTAATGGCAAGCTATACCGAGCGCTGGGATTTCAGCAGCATAGCATCACGCCACCAAACTACTTCTGGCATCGAAACGATACTCGACTCTCGAGACAGCAATGTATGAAGCAGAATCTCCCGAAGCTGCTTGGTGCACTATTTGATCCGAGCCAGAGCGAAGCATATAATATGCGCGCCGCTGGATACGCTCGATGCTACGACAGCGGTAACATCAAATTCATTCTACCATAAACCCGCAAACATAGGAGCTAATATGGCAAACACGCCCCATATCTTCAACACGAAGAAATCCGCTGATGATTACTCTGAAGGCAAGATCTTCTTCAATCCGCCACCAGGACTGGTGGATACCGTCAACCAGCGCTTTCCAAAGATCTGGGCTCTCTATCAGGAGATGCGCAGTCTCGATTGGAACGAAAATGAGTTCAATTTCCAGCCCTGCCAAGCTGATTTCAAGAATGCGCCAGCAGATGTATCCGAGATGATGCTGAAGACGTTGCTTTGGCAATGGGAAGCCGACAGTATCGCTTCTCGCGCTCCGACTGTCATCATTGCTCCATTCAATCCAGCAACCGAGGTATGGGCTGCCGAGCAGCGCATCACCGACAACGAGCAATGCCTGACAGAAGACCATGAGGTCTACGAGTTCACCAAGGGATGGATATCCATCAAAGATGTCAAAGAAGGCGACTTCACTCTCAACTTCAATCCCAAGACACACGAGCTCAGATTCGGCGAGGTCAAGAAGCATATTGCTAAGCACTACGATGGTCAGCTCTATCATATCCATTCGAGACTGTTCGATCAGCTGGTAACAGAAGACCATCGTATGTGTCGATACACGTATAATCGCAGTACAGGCGGATACTCTCACAATCCCTGCGAAGCTCGCTTCCTGACTATCAATAGCACCGATGATCTTGTGGTATCTGGCATGAAGGCAGGCATGGAGATGGTAGCGGATATCAATGACTTGTCTGCGCGCGATGCTATGCTCATCATGCTCGGTGCTCGCTATTACACCATGGATACTCATGGAGCTATCGTAGCTAAAGCGAAAGACAATGCTGAGCTGCTTGATATGACTGCTATCGCTCATGCTGCTGGCTACGAGTTTCAGCAGTTCCATGAAGATCTGATCTTAGCGGTTCATCCGAAGGATGGTGAAGTATTCGATATCGATGCTATCAAGAGTCTCGCATTCCTGGATATCACCAACAAGTCAGGCAGCTGGTGCCGTCAAGCTCTCGAGGATATCGTGCTCTGGAATGGTGCTACAGCGGTAAGAACCTGCAATGCCCATGGTCGACTGATCGACTGCCACGAGTCAGCATGGGATAAGATTGCATTGCTCGCGCATTGCTGCAACAAGCTAGCTAAGCGGATGGATGGCAAGATCTGCGTGGTCAATCGTAGCTGCTACTGCACTCACAACATGCGTATCGACACACAAGCCTACTCTGGCATGGTCTATTGCATTCGTGTCGATGCTGATGCTTTCTTGGTACGTCGTAATGGTATCATCTCGATCAGCCATAACTGCCATGCTAATACGTACTCCGAGATCGTGCGTAATGGCATGGAGAATCCGCGCACGGTAATCGAAGAGCTGCTCGAAGAACAGGAAGCATTCCGCCGGCTCAATCTAGTCAATGAGATGCTGGGCGAGATGGAGAAGTACTCAAGACATGTAGCCTACCACGGGCTCGATAATGTCGATAAGCGCGAAGCACACAGGAACCTGATCAAGTTCTACTTCGCGATGCTCTGCCTCGAGAGGATCCAGTTCATGGCATCATTCGCCATCACATTCACCATTGCTAAGGCCGGATGGTTCCAGGAGATCGGACAGGCGGTGAAGAAGATTGCTCAGGACGAGTTCGAGGTGCATTGCGAGTTTCGCAAGGAGATGATTCGCGAGCTGATTGCTGATGAAGAAGGCCAAGATCTGATGAGCGAGCTGCGCCCGCTCTTCGCCGATATCGTAAATGAGGTACTAGCATCCGAAATCGCATGGACCAAGGACTTCCTGTTCAAAGGGCGCAATCTGACTGGCACCAATGCTGATATCGTCGTAGCATGGGTCAAGTTCTGTGCTGCTGATGTCGTTAGATTTGCTGGTCTCGATATTGACATTTCCGACTGGCCCAAGCATAATCCCATGCCTCACCTGGATGAATGGCTCAATCCGAATCTCTTGCAAGCCGCGCCACAGGAGCAGACTATCTCAGCTTACAAGACCAATGCTGTGTCTGATAATGTCGGCGCTGACGAGCAATTTGATTTCTAAATCGCAACAATTGGAGAAACTATATGTACTTCGAAAACATCTATCACCGAGCTGCCTGCACAGCTTACAACGCCTGCCGCATTGCTGTTGGCTATGATAAGCTCCCAGAAGACAAAGAGCAGGTCATCCAGCAATCGCTAACCACGCTTGCTATGCAGCATTACGACAATCCGCATACAGCAGACAAGCTGCTCGAAGCATGGATTGCTGAGAGCGATGTCATTGCTGCATTGCAGCCCAAGCAGCGTACCAAGTGCGCTGAGATGATTGCTCTGATTTTCGCTAGCTACTGGGACCTGGTATGATTCAGTCAATTACCTTCCACTATCCGACCTGCATCGACCATGCTCTAATTGACAATCAGGGCATCATCCGTGGTGGTAGCTATCATCCCATCATCACGCTCAAGGGACGAGTATCTGAAGACGAAAGCGTGGTTATCGACTTCAGCAAGGGCAAGAGCCTGATCAAGTCAATCATCGATGATAAGAGCGCTATCGGCTTCGACCACAAGCTATGGGTCATCCCGGGCTACTCTGCTTGCGTGGTAGGAGATATCTTCCATTCTGATGGCGATCGTGTACGAGTCAAGACTAGCTCTGATATCGAAATCGAGATACCAGCATCAGATCTACACAGCCCGACTAATCGTTTCAATGGCGATGTAGCTCTGATGATAGCCGAGGACATGAAGCATGTGCTTGAGCGAGAGCTAGCCAAGAACGGACTTGATGTCGAGGTTGAATGCAGCCTGCATCAGTTCCCGTTCTTGAGGAATGCTGATAACGTCCATCATCTCTTCAGATACGTGCATGGGCTGAAGGATAGCAGCGCTTATGGATGCAAGAACATTGCTCACGGCCATCTTTCGTTCTTCGAGATTATCGAGCGCGCGAAGGGCTATCGCAAGGACTGCCAGGATTGCTTGTTTGGCGAGCGCCAGCTTGCTGATTGGTTCGATCGCTTTGCTCATACGATATTCATCAATCGAGATAATATCGTTGATGAAAACGATAGCTACATCCACATCCACTATAACACGCCACGCGGCGACATGAAGATGCGGTTACCGAAAAGAGCATCAATCAATGCTGTCATCCTTGATACCGAGACAACGATTGAGTATCTGGCAGATTGGTTCACCCGCCAAACCATCAACTACCTGCACCTAGCGAAGGTCAAGCGCTTCGTTATCAGCGAGGGCCTTCAGAAGGGCGTTGTGGTTGATGTGGATGATTGGCTTCGAGCTGAGCAAGGCGGCTCATAAGCTCCCTGTTGATACTCAGCTGCTCGTCTATAGATGCTTTGGTTCGCTGCAAGGTCTCTTGCAGCGAATTTGCTATATCGCTCAGAATCTTGTTCTGAACTCTGTAATCCTTATTCGACTGCTCTAGCTGTAGCATCTTGCTGCGCATCTCCATTGCTTCAAGCTGTGTTTCCTTGAGCAGTCGCTCTGCCTTCTCCTTCTCTTCCATCGCGCTATTCTTCATCTTCTCGAGATAGTCGACCATCTCGAGATAGCTGCGATTGTTAGTGGTGCTGATCTGACCAACACCAAATTTCTTGAATAAAGCCCATGTGCCACCAGCCGCACCAATCGCAGTGCCGATGTAGGTGGCAATCTCCTCGAATGTCATCTATTCCGTAGCCTTATGGTACGCATCATCGTCTCTAGGTCTTCTATTTTCTTCTCGAGCGTATTTAGCTTACTGTTGAGGATATCTAGATTATCGCACGCACGGTTAATCTGATTCATCAGATGAGTCAGGTCATATATTGTTACATTTACAGTTTCCATCGCGCGATATCCTCCTTCGATTCGCTGATATTTAGAGTCCAGCAAGCATCATGTTATCCCCGATGCGGCTCAGTGTCGTGTCGTTGCTACGAGTATACACCGGAACGTGACTATCCTGACCACGAGGCGCAGTTGGGATGCTCTTCGATTCAGCTTTGGGTTGCTCGATGATAATCGGCTGTGGCTGTACTTGCTGCTTTTCTGCTTGCATAGCAGAATGCTCGAGCTCTCGCACCTCGCGACTCTCTTCCTGATGAGCTTCGAATGATGTAGTCTTCGGTGACTCGATGATGGTCGGGTTATTGATGGTATTGCTTGCATGCTTGATAACATTCGACTCTTTCGTCGTGGTATTCGATTCTTTCGTGATGCTAGAGGTATCAGACTTCGATTCGATAGATTCTCTCGCAGCCTGGGCTTCCTGATTCTTCTTCCGGCGCTCGGCTATCTTTGCTTGCAAGATAGCAGCCTTGCGAGCTTCCTCGGCTTTCTCCTCCTCTTCGCTGGGAGCATTGCCCCAGAATCTATCCCATGCGAGACCGATCTTGTTGCGTCCTTTTTCATCATGAGTCCAGTCATAGAGCTTGGTGCCTAAGGTAGCATCCTTCTCGCCCGTTGCCTTCTGGATGACAGAATCGATGCCTTCTTTGAGATATCCGCCAACTTCCCATCCACCGAGTGCAGCTCCAACCAGCGGTATGGCTTTTGCTGCTCGCTTACCAATCCAGGGAAGTGCCTTCTTAGCTCCGCTCATAACCATGCCACCAGCCTCAGCAAGCAAGGGCATTGCTCTTGCGCCTGCACCACGGAGAGAACGGAATCCACGGCTCATGCGACTGCGAAAGCCACGACTACGAGCTCGTCCACGCATTCTTCCTCGGCGGCTCATGCGACCACGGCCTCGGCTGCGACGGCGAAAATCCATATCAAAATCACCATCGCCATCTCCACCACCTATGTTATCGAGCTTGCTGGATATCTCCTCAAGCAGAAATGTGGTGGTCTTGTGATGCTGGTTATCTTCCTGGCGATGAGCGCTGATATCATCAGCCATCTGAGCAGTACGAACCTCATCATTCTCGTTATCATCTTGCCGAAACACACCATCAGAGCCACGGCGCATGCTGATGATATTCGTTCTACTGGATTCCTCTGAGCTTCGCTGATTGCTCATTCTTCTGATAGCTTCGAGAGTCGAGATATCGCTCGTATGGTTTGCATTCGTTTGATTGCTCGTGTTCGTTTCTTCTTCGTGATTGCGCTTGCTAAGCCACTCGCTAGTCTTCCTTCCGATAACCTCGGTCATCTTCGTGAAGAGCGGAATATTGACTTCTTCAATGCCGCCACGGAGCAAGCCCAATCCAGCAGTCTTGAACGAGGTAATCGCCTTATCGCGCAATGATTCCTTACGGATATCAGATTGAGAATTCTTATTGTTCTGATTGGAAATTCTAATCGTATTGCTGGTATTGCTTTCGTTGCGAATGCGCTCGTCGAGGATGCGATGCTCGTCGGTAATCGAATGTTTCGAAGCAGCAAGAGCTTTATCGCTCCGCTGCTTGCTTTGCTCGGCTCGCTGTGCTTGTGTCAGCTGCTGAAGACTCGTATCGATGCTATCGAGCGCATGACTGATGCTTTGCTCTTGCGTGTCTTCTCTTGCTTCAGCAGCATTGTTCTGCGGCACAGCTGTGATGCGATTAGTTAGAGACTGCTGATTGCGAAGCGATGCAATAGCGCTTGATAGATTAGCCAAAGCGATGGCAGACTGATTCCCTGCATCCTGTGGATTGAGTAGCGTGGCGATATTCATTTCTGCTCCTGTCTCCGTCTGAGCCAATCGTTGTGCATCATCACGAAGACCTTCATGTCGATAAGAGTCATTCGTTCTATTTCGCTGGGCTGCAATCGGTTTGATAGGATGAAGATGGTCTTGTACCACTCCATCAGCCCATTCCCATCAAACATCACGCTAAAAAATCGGACAGCCCGCGATAAGCCAGATGACCCTTCGCTTTGCATGATGGGCACTCGAGATCTCGAGCCCATTCGATAGCAGGCATATCTTCGATGAATGCAATCATCTGCTCGACGGCTGATGCAGGCAGGCGGTCGATGAATTCTTTCAGCTCATCTTCGCTGAAGTCGATACCGGGCGTGTAGGTCTTATGCTCATCATACACGCAGTCGACCATCGCATAGAGCAGGGCATCATCATTCTTAGCAGCTTGCTGCATGGCAAAGGTAGGATACTTCAGCTTGACTGATACACCAGAGCCGCATTCGATAGTTGGTGGTTCCTTGACCTCGTCTAGCATGATATCAGCTACGGGAATGGTGATACCGAAGCTAGTCTTGCATTCCTGACATTGGCATTGCATGCGAAGCTGATTGTCGATGCCGATAGCATAGAGACGAAGGAAGAGATACTCCGCATCGGGATATTCGAGCGATGCAACAGAACAACCAGTAGTACATGCTTGCATGACGCGGATGAGCGTATCTCCCATGACCTTATCATCCTTGCGTGATGCAGCTTCGAGCAGGGCTTTATGCTCGCCAGCCAAGATCTGACGGCACTGGACTTCCTTCTGCGACAGAGGCAGGGTGATGGTGTAGGTAGGCTGATTTATGATGGGCAGAGCCATATTTGGTTTCTCCTATTGAGTCGATTGAAATTATTTATTTTGAGATGGGCGACTGCTACCATTATAATACATGCGCTGCAATCCGCAGTCTAACCTATGGAGAATACACCATGCTAACCAAAGATATTGCTCGCCTCGCTCATGAGGCTAATCGTGCGTACTGCCAAGCTCTTGGCGATGATAGCCAGATGCCCTGGGATGATGCTCCCGACTGGCAGAAAGAATCCGCTATCAAAGGAGTCGAGTTCCAATGGAAGAATCCCGATGCTAGTCCGGAAAATAGCCACGCCAACTGGCTCAAGGATAAGATTGCTGATGGCTGGGTCTATGGCGAAGTCAAAGATCCCGAACTGAAGACACATCCATGCTGTGTTCCGTATGAGCAGCTTCCGCTTGAGCAGCGCGCCAAGGACTACATCTTCTGTGCTATCGTTCGCACCTGTATTGAGATTACCAAAGATGAGCCAACACGAAACTAAGACTGTGCTCTTCTTCGGAAACGAGCTTACCATTCCAGCCCATCACTATTACGTTGCTTGCGACTGTAGCGGTGATATCTACAGCTACATCTATCGTCCCGAATTCCCTGAGGAAGAAGACTTTTGGGTAACAAGCCAACCGGAAGAGCCAACGTTCATCAAGAATATCGGCGAAGTCAAATTCAACAAAGCCAAGAAAATGATGGAGTGCTATCATGTTCGATAATGCAACATTCAACCCAGCATCCAAGCTGCCATATGGCGAGACGAAAGAAGTAACCTACTTCTGCTTCAGTCTGATCGTGCCAGAGTGGACACGGTACATCATGGCTGATTGCGATGGCAGCATCTTTGCTACCGACAGAAGACCGAGATATGACGATAAAGAATCTACCTGGCTATTCGACTACGGGCAGTACTGCTACATCGGCGATGCTCATATCGATGGCGACAAATCCATCGAAAATCCCAGAGCTACGCTGATTCGCTACAAAGAAGAGCTGCCTATCGAGTTTTCCCAAACGTACGAAGAAGCCAAGCCTCGCCGTGTTCAATTCAAAGGCATGTACATGTATATCCCATCCAAGTATACGTGGATGGCACACGATGCTAATGGCGAAGTCTGGGCATTCAATGATGAGCCGTCGTGGTTCGATGATAGCCGAGACTGGGATATCATACCATCAGACGAGTATTATTTCTTCGTCGGCACGCTGACTGATACCGCGCTGCATACCGTCGAGCACGCTAAGCAAAGCAAGATGAAGATCAAGGAGAAATCATGATGCAGCACAACACAGATCCCTACGGAATCATAGCTACCAAGAAGGTGAGCTATCATAACCATCAGCTCGATGTACCACTCGATACCAAATACATCGCTACCAATGCTGATGGCGAGATCTATGCTTTCCCATGCAAGCCGAAATTCTCGGTTTCAGGATGGGATGGTTTCATCAGCACGATGGTTGGCTCGCCGTTAGCTCAAGACAAGATAGGCATCGATGCAGCTCGAGAATCTCTAGTCGAGTACGAGTATAGCATCAGCCTATCAGAATCCTACGAGCAGCTGCAACCGCGCGATATAGGATACTACGGGTTCAAGCTCACGCTACCACAGCAGCTTGCATGGGTCGCCACCGACCGCAATGGCGATATCTACGCATACAGCAGAGAGCCAGAATGGAATGAATCCCATCGCTGCTGGGATGCAGCGGATGGTGATCTCTATTGCGTCTTTGTGGGCGATCTCAACACAGAAGCCCATGCGATAGATGCCAGACATAGCTTGATATATTACGGAGAAGACCATGATTAAACCATTCCATAGAATCGTAGTCTACGCTCGTACTGATCTGCCCATACCGAGCCATCATGAATGGGTAGCTACCAATACCGACGGCTCGGTCATCTCGTTCAAGCACAAGCCGGAGTTCTTATTCGAGGCTGGAGCATGGCAAGCAGCCGATGGAGATCAGCCATGTATCGTAGCGATCAGCTCATGCAAATTCCGGGCAGATGCTGGCGCATCGCTCTATCATTATCCCCTGGAGAACACATGAAAGAACAGAAGTACCTAGACAAGGGCTATGTCCGCCTCATCGATAGCATGGGCAGCGACAAGCTCATCGAAGCGGCTGCAAGGCAGTCATACAACGAAGAGCCCGGTAGCCGTACGGCTGATGACACGCGTAATCTCATTCGCTATCTGCTCCGCCATCAGCACACTAGTCCGTTTGAGATGGCTGAGTTCGTATTCCAGATCAAGCTGCCGATATTTGTAATGCGACAGCTAGTCAGGCATCGCACGGCTTCGATCAACGAGCTATCGCTCCGCTACACCGAAGCACCGGAAGACTACTATATTCCTCCGATGGAGCGCATGGTCGAGCAGTCGAAAGACAACAAGCAATGCAGTAGCGATACGCCGCTATCGGAGCATGATCAGGCTCTGTGTCATGCGTGGATTGCCGATAGCAGCATCGAGAGTCGAGAGAACTACAATGCGCTGCTCGGTGCTGGATTGAATCGCGAGACTGCTCGCATTGTGCTTCCACTGAATCAGTACACAGTAATCACCTACAAGCAAGACCTGAAGAACCTGCTCCATATGATTGCATTGCGCAACCATCCTCATGCACAGAAGGAGATACAGGAGCTTGCTCGCATCATGTATAATTTGATCAAGCAGGATGGCAGGTTCGACTACACGCTCGAAGCCTTCGAAGACTACCAGGTCCACGGATGCAGGCTATCGAGAGCCGAGCTCGAATGTATCGTGAAGTCGATTGATTTTAAGGCGCTGTCGAATGCTATATCGCACTCGTATGAGCTTTCTAAGCGCGAAGCTCAGGAACTGATTGAGAAAATTCGACCGAGCTCTCGATAGCTTGCTTGCTGTATAGATGGGGATACCATCGTCCCGAGATGTTATCGTTGAGCCATTTGTCCTGGTCTTCGATACAGCCAAGAGCGAACTGGTACTTGACCTCGAGGTAGGTCATCATCCGTTCCTCTTTGCATAGGGCGATGATATGCCGCTCGAATGCTTGCTCTCCCTGCTCCTTAACAAGCTGCTTGATAGCAGCTGATGATGACCAGTAGTTCTTCCAGTCAGATTCGGTCTTCTGCTTGCGCTTCTTGCCCGGAGGAGTACGCATCGACCAGAACGACTTTTTGCCGATATATTGCTTCGCTGATTCTTTATGCTTTATAATATACACGAAGCCAGCAAGAGCTTTATCTGCGAGCTCGACAAACGGCTCGCCATTAAACAACCACGGATTCGTGGATTCTTTCTTCTTTCTAGCCACAGGAATTTTACCCTATGATTTCCAACATACTTGCTCTTATTAAATCCGAGTCTGGTCTGAAGGCGAAGCAGGAGATGCTTCGCTCTCATATGCACAATGCAGACCTGCTCGATATTCTCTTCCTCACGTATAGCCCATCAGTCAACTTTGGCGTGGTGGAACTCAAGCCCAATGCTCATGGAGACAAGAAGCTCGAAGACTTCATCGTTCGTCTGAAGGCTGAGGCTGGCGACTTATCTCGCGAGCAGCTTCAGGAGATGCTCGATTCGCTCGATAAAGACAACCAGCCGTGGATGCAGCGGATGCTCAATGGCAACCTTGGTATCGGCCTAGCTGCTACTAGCATCAATGCTGTGCTGAATTACGAGTTCATCTGGGATTCATCAAAGCATTATATGCGATGCTCTTTACCAACGAAGAAGGCTATCGATAACTTCGATTGGAGCATGGCTATCGTGCAGGAGAAATTCGATGGCTCGTACTGCGAGATGGGAGCATTCGGGTTGCGTACTCGCAACGGCAATATCTATCCCAGCATCCATCCGCTCCATATGTACTCGGGCTTCTTCCAGGGTATTCTGATGGGAGAGCTGGTCTGCTATCGTGATGATAAGGCTATGCCTCGAGAGGAGAGCAATGGCATCCTGAACAGCCTGATGCAGGGCACCGAGCCATCTGATGATATCGAAATCCGATATCACGTATGGGATTGGAAAGCTAATGATGAAGGCGAATGCGACCTGACCTACAACAAGCGCTTGTCGAAGGTCCAGGATATCGTTGAGGGCTTAGCACTCGACACCATTACATGTGTCGACTATCAGGTCGTGCAGTCATTCGAAGAAGCTAAGGCTATCGCTATTGAGTTCATCAAGCAGGGCAAGGAAGGAGCAGTCGCTAAGGAGCGCATGGGCATCTGGGCTCCAACCACATCGAAGCAGATGATGAAGCTCAAAGCAGAAGCCGAATGCGATCTTCGTGTCAAAGAGCTGGTAGCTGGCGATGCGCTTGGCAAGCACGCAGGTACCTTCGGTTCTATCCGATGCGAAAGCGAAGACGGAAGACTGGTGGTTGACGTATCTGGCTTCACCGATAAGCAGAGAGAGACTATTGCTGCTAATCCTGCTCAGTATATCGGTAAGATCGTAGCAGTCAAATTCAACAATATCATGCCAGCAGACGGAGCACGACCGGCGAGCCTGTTCCTGCCTCGCATCCAGAAGGATGGCGATACAATCGCGATTCGCGATAAGGACGAAGCCGATACGCTCGAGAGAATCCAAGAGATCATCGAGTCTGGCTTCGTTATCAGCGGAGAAGACAAGTGATGGAGAAATAGAGCTCCAAATTGATCGCTCCATGAGGAGCGCGAATTGAAACGTTATCAGCGGAGAAGATAAATGACTGAATATCAATGCTCAAGCGATAAAGCAGCATTCTACATCATCAAAGACGGCGAGCGCTATGAATGCCATGAGCCGAAGCAAGATAAAGTCGCAGCAACCATACTGCTAGTATGCTTGTTCGCCTTTATAATTGTTGCTATCATCGCTGATTTTGTTGGTTGGAAGAAATTAAACTAATCTGTATTCGCTCCGTGAGGAGCGCGAATTGAAACGTTGTTATCATTGAAATGCTTAGAAATGGGAGAAATCATGATCAAGAAACCTTACATCAACGAAAACGAAGCCCTAGAACGCAAGATCGAAACCGCCACGTGGATGCTCGGTATCTTCGCATTTGTGTGCTTCATCATCGCAGTCGTCTTCGAAGCGATGCGGTAATTAGCACCTATGAAGCCAGCGAGCGGCAGCAATGCCGCTTTGCTTTTATCCCCATTCGACAACAAAGGAACCCACATAATGAAAGTCCCGAAGCCATTGAAGGACGAAATGAAGGTCGAAGACATCACCTCAACCACAGCCCTTATACGAGCCCTATCCATATACAGCCAGCTATTCGACCAAGCAGACCTAAAGAAGTGGCTGGTATCATTCCTCGAAGCAGAAGAGCTTCATGCTCTTGCTGATGCTGTTGCTAGCAACAGATACGAGTACAAATCATCCGTTTCTGGTACGACATCAATCCTCACGCTATGCAAGATGGCAAGACTGGTATCTCTTGGACTTGACCATCCCGAATGCAATCGAGCCATCGTTATTGCTATGCTCGATGACCTTAGCATCAAGCAGCGAACTGTAATTGAAAAAACTAATGACGAGGTTAAGGAAAATCAATTACTCTATCAGCTTGATATTGCCCGAGACGATGCTTGCAAAGGCAATCGAGCATTCGTCATACTCGAGGGAGATGCCAAGGAGCAGGAGGAATGCGTTAGCGAAGCAAAAAAGCTGCTAGCGAATCTGATGGAGATGCAGTCTGTTGTTTCCGAGGACTGTGGCAAGGAATATCCCTATACAGCAGAAGCGTGGGCTATGCTGAAGCTGCTCTATGGTGGCATCATCGCGCAAGCGCAGAAGCAGCCTGCGAAATCTCCATCAGTCCAGCATCAAAGGACGAAGCCTAAGGCACCCAGCCAGATTGCTAAAGAAGCCGAGCGATTCCGCTGTATGCCATCGTTCGAGGAATTGAATCTCACGAGCCTGCATCCGGTGAAGGCAGTCAATGCGAAGGAAGTATGGCTCTACAATACACGATACAAGAAGCTCCATATCATCAAAGCGCAATCCAGCTTGAAGCTCGATGTCAAAGGAATGGCGCTGCTCAACTGGGATGAGACGAAGAGCTATTCCATTACGCTCCGATATCCCGAGCGAGTGCTCGTTCCTGACTTTACGAAGGAATATGTGATGGCTCAGGTGGAAGGCATGATATCGCGAGGCAAGCCTACTGGTCCTGCTAATGCTCGTGCTGGTGATGCGGTTCTTCTGTTATATGCTGTTAAATAAATCGAAACCATTAACAGAACCAATTTATGACCAAAGGCGAACTCGAGCAAGAATTTGACCGGCTGAACGATGCGCAGAGGCGCGACCGAACCTTCAGCGCATTCAGCTGGTGGAAAGCACAGATACGATTGCTAGCTGGCGAGGAGTATGCTAAGCCCGGTGTCGATAGGCGCGGACAAGCATCGGTAGTCACCAGCAGGCAGAAGCCATTCGTTGGTGGCATGTTCCAATACGCATATGATGCTAAGACGAAAGATAAGCTGCCCTACTGGGATGCCTTTCCTCTTGTCATCCCTATCGAGTTCTACGATGATGGAATGCTCGGATTGAACCTGCACTACCTGCCAGTCAAAGCACGTATCAAGATGCTCGACAAGCTCATGTCTTTTATGAAGCACGAGAAGACTGGTGGTCACGGACAAAGAACCTATATGCGCCTATCATACTCGATGCTCAAGGGATTGCACCATATGGTGGGATTTGAGTTCATGATCAAGCGATACTTGTGGAATCACGTGCAGAGTCGCATCATGCGTATCCATCATACAGCATGGAAGAATGTAGCCTATCTGCCAACCCAGCACTTCCAGAAAGCAAGCGCTGCTACAGTTTGGGCTGATGCTTCCGCTCATATCCATCGCGCGAAGAAAGCCCAGAAAAGGAGCAAGAAATGATACCAGCATTGCATCTATTCGACAAGGGCTATGCTCCTGCTAACCGCTATCAGATCGAGTTCAATCTTCCTCGAGGAATCCCAGATACTCCTGGTGCCTTCAAGCCCAGCACAGAGATTCGCTCGTGGCATAACAGACTGAATGGTCAGGGCAAGATCAATATGCTATGCCACACCTGCACCATGCCACAAAGAAACCTGCTAGCATACGAGCATAAGCAGGAGAACATCCCATACAAGGTACCATACAGCCAGAACTACGATAATGTGAGCTTTGTCTTCTACGGCGATGGAGAGATGGCTGCTCGCAAGTTCTTTGATATCTGGCAATCGACTGTAATCAACATCAAGAACAACACACTCAACTTCTACGATGAGTACGTTGCTGATGTGGTTATCAAGCAGCTGAACAAAGAGAACAAGCCGATCTACGGCGTGAAGCTGTTCGAGGCTTATCCGACTGCGGTGACTGCTATCGACTACGCTTATTCAAATACCAACCAGGTGCAGAACATCAGCATTGTGATGTCATACAAATACTGGCTTCCTCTCGAGGAGCTATTCGAGGGCACATCATGATTCTAAACTACCCAAACAACATTACCACCGACCAGGAGCTCAATCCCGGATGGATTGAGTTCGCTATCTACGAAAGAAAGAGCCCGCAGTCATCGACTCCTCATGGCTACATCAATCTCTATCTGCCCGAGAAGATGAACAATCCCAATACCGTGAGCTGGGGCAATATCGATGCTGGCTACATGGGCAATCTCTTGCAGGGCGGTGGTTCCTTCGGTGAGGCTAGCAAGCGCTTCTTGGGCAACTTCGCTACTGGCGCTGCTAACGTAGCTCTGAAGGCTGGCGGCTCTTCTGTTTCTGCTGACGATGCTCGTGCTATCATGACTGGTCAGGTCAAGAACCCGTATTTGACTGCTATGTTCAAGGGAGTCGATTTCCGCACCTTCTCGATGGATTTCAAGTTTCATCCGAGGTCGGAAAAAGACTGCTCGACTATCGATAGCATCATACGAGAGTTCAGAGCAGCATCATTGCCACCAGGCAAGGCAGCGGACCGGTCTGCATTCCTGGGCTATCCAAGAGAAATCGAGATACGCTACATCTGGCGCGGTCAGGATAATCCTTTCCTCCACAAGTTCAAGCGATGCGCGATAGCAGGCATTCAGACTGACTACACGGGAATGGGCTCATGGACTGTCATGCGCAATGGCTTTCCTGCTGAAATCTTTCTCTCGCTTACCTTCACCGAGCTCGAGATTATTCTGCGCGATGATGTGCTGCAAGGACACTACTGATGATAGAGCTACTCAAGTCTATACCCTACTCGTATCCAGATGGCATCCAGCCCATCACGGAGATTACCCATGCGGTTCTCCTGAAGCGAGTCAATATCGACCGCACCTTCCTCTACAAGGATATCTTCATCCATGCTGGTGAGACTGCCGAGAGTATCAGCCACCGGCTATACGGCGATGTGCGCTTTGCTTATAGCATCTGGATGGTCAATAGCATCATCGATCCGTATGCTGGCATGCCTATGGACTTCGACCTGCTCGTCGAGTATACTAAGGAGAAGTATGGCGATGCTTATGCCCTGCACTGGTTCATCGATGCTCGTGATAACCGCATATGCGATGATAGGAGCTCGATCAAGTACCGAGAGCAGTATGCTAAGAACGAGCTACCCGAGTATATCATCCCAGTCAGTCATCTCGACTACGAGCGAGAGCAGAACGAAGCGAAGCATAGGATACGAGTGGTTAATCCTGCCTTCATTCAGACATTCGATGATATCATCAGGAGCATGGTATGACAGTTAAGAGCGGCTCGTTCGGCGATCTTGCAAGCATCAAATGCAGCATAGCTGGTAAGGATGTATCCGAAGCTGTAATCAGCATCAACGTATTCCAAGACATCACGCAGCCGGGATGGACAGCAGAAATTGGCTTGCTCGATACTGCTTCTGCTATTGCTGATATGAAGCTACGAGGAGGCGAGGATGTATCGATCAGCCTTCAGACCAGTCAGGGCTTCGATACCGACGGAATAGTCAATCTCAAGCTGGTGGTGAATGAGATTGCTGATAACGTCATGCAGGGGCAGGGAATGCAGTCGTATGTGGTCAGATGCTGCCACAAAGCATTGCATAAGAGTCAGGAGACCAAGCTATGCAAGGCATGGCAGACCAAGAAGACTATCGATATGATTCGAGAGATTGCGCAGGAGATGGGTATCGAGATTGGCGATAAGAATCCTAAGAAAGCAAGACCGCATGCATCGATGTCTTCCGGAGGAACGAGACTACCAGCTGATTCTCAGGGCGAGTATAACTTCATCGCTGCTCAGATGACACCACTCAATGCTATCGGTCTGCTTCTAAGATCGACGAGCTTCAAGGGCAATTACGATTTCGTGTTCCATCAGAAATCAGATGACGGCAAGATTTTCGATTGCCAGAGCCTTAGCATCATGTGGGATAGACCACTTGTTACGAAATTTGTGATGCGACCGAACTTCATCAAGAAGAACGGCAACTACGAGCATAACAAGAATCTCGAATTCTCGCACTTCGTGCATGACCCATTCAATCATGCTGAGAATATCGTTTCTGGATTGCATGATGCAAGCCCGGTGAGCTTCGAGCTCACGAGGAAGAAATGGAGAGGCAATGCTAGCGCCGCTGCGGTTCAGTTCCGACCGCTGCATGAGCAGATCTATCAGAGCGGTAAGTCTACCATTGATGATTTCATGACTGCATGGAAGGGCCGGCGAGAGCAGATATTCAAGGCGAACCAGTCGCTCCTGAAGATTCAGTGTCCCGGTCAGGTAACATCATTTCAGTGGCTCGGCGAGCCCTGCGAAATAGATGTGCCCGATAGCTCGGATGGCACCTGCTCGTATAGTGGCAAGTACATGATCGTTGCTATCGGGCATATGATTACTCGAGATGCGTATTACTGCAACTACGAGCTGGCTCGCGGCTGGTAGGCTTCATAGCTTCATTTTGCTCTTAGCCCAATTATCGTAGCTATCGACACGACCAACAAGAGCAAGTCTTCCGACTGTTTTCCAGAATCCCTGATCGAGCTCAGGCTCGGACTCGAAGACTGTCACCATGCCAGTGCTCGATATGCACAGCCACTCAGCCCATCCTGGGACATTCAGAAAGCCCGCAACGATCTTATCGGGCTGCATCACCTCTTGTAGCTCTTCGAGATCATCTTCATCAATCAGCGAAGCAGCATGGGTCATGAAATACTCGTATTGTGCTCTGGTGATTCCTCTTTTATCTGTAACTTTGTCGACGATATCCTTGGTGATGCCATTGTATTTGATCAGGCATAAGACATCAATCATCCACTGACAATCCACGACTTGGCATAGCGTGTCTTGCCATTTGGTGTTTTTATCGAAGAGATGGGCTGTTACCTTCTCTTCCTCGCCATTAGCTCGATATCGCTTGGCTCGGTTATCGATGGATGGCTTCGAGCGATATGCCCACAAGAAGCCTTCGCTGTCAATAGCTATCCACTTTGCACCAGCTGGGACCTGGATGATATTACCGTAATAGATCATAGACAGCGGGCGATGGTATTTGTAGATGAGGTTCACTTTGTTTCTCCTGGTTTTGATTAAGCCTCGTATTTTATAGATTTCTCTCGAAAATGCAAGCAAAATTTGTAAGGCGTTGATTTCATTAAAGAATTTCAGCCAAATTTTTGATACACGGATTTTGTTAAGCGATTGAAAATATTGAATAAAATCAAAAACCGGCAAATCTCGCATGGCGAGTGCTACTGACCCTGGCGGTCGGTAAAAATCCTTGTCGTTTTTGGCGCTAAAAATTTTTGTGCTCAAAAGAAAGCCCATCGCATTTGATGGGCTTCATGATCTAGACTCGGAACAGTGTTAGCTTTACATGACCATCAGACCTCGACTGCAACCTGAGCAGACTCGATGCTATCGGAACGTGGATATGTCTTCCCTTGTACAGCTTATCGTTTACTGTGAGCTCAATCTCGCTATCAGACTCGATCCATGCAGCAACAGCATCGTCGCATGAAATGGTAGCATTGGTTGAGATATCGATAGTCTCCATGGGCTGGAATCTTTGTTTGCTACTAGCACCAGCAAACAGAGCATCATCATCATAGTATCCCGCTATCACGCATCTGATGGGCTTCGATGCTGTTAGCTCAATCTTGCTTCCAGCTGCCTTCAGTCTGACTGCATCGGTATCGACCTTCTTCGTGGCTGATAGCATAACGATACTCACTCCACCATCGTGATAGCAGATAGCAGCAAAGGTCTTCGATTGCTTCGGGATCTTGATGGTACCAGCATCCATGGAGAAGGCATAGGCGTATCGACTAGCATTGCCTTCGATCTGGTCGAAGGCTAGCGCTGCGCCAGTCTTCGTGTTGTCTTGCAGCGCGATGTTAGTGTTATATGGAACCACATGATGCTTGATGATACCGCAGTAGGGATAGGGAGCGAAGGCATCGACCTGGCAGTTCAGATATGTATTAGGCATCGCTATCGTGTACTTGCTCGGCTGATTATCGTATCTCAGGTCTCCGTCTGGATGGCGGACGATAATCGTGTTGCCGTTGACTGGGATTCCTTCAACTGTGATATTACCGCTAGCGTAGCTGATATCATCATGCTCCTGATGGTAGATAGCTTGATACCAGCGAAACTTCTTGCGCAGGTCGAAGATCTTGAGGCTAAGCTGCTCCTGCTTCGGTACTAGCTTTCCTTCGATGTAATCATACTCGATATGAGGATTATGGTGATAGTAATTCGTGCTCAGATTAGGAACGAACTCGACCCATGTGTTTGGCGGGCATACCGTGCCGAAGATGGTATCATCCGTGCTCTTCAGGTTCTTGATGCGCATCTTGCTGATATAGGTGCCATTCATCGTATGATAGATGGTCTTGCTGTTATTGATGGGCTTGCCGTTATCCCAGCTCGATAATGCTGCATGCACGTTAGGCTTGGTAATGCCCAGGAGCATAGCATACCGAGTCAGCCGATATCCGCCCTGATAGCCGATGATGAAATCATCCGGGTCGTAGTCGGATTCTTCCCAGTCAGCATCATTGGTTGAGAATGCTACCTTGTCGAGATACTCGATGATCTTGCCTGATTGTCGCTGCTGAAAATTGTCATTGAATCGAGCAATGTATAAGCCGGGCAGCGTGCGATACCTGCTGTTTGCATAGTATGCTCCGCGGATGTATACGTTTGCGTAGCTGCTGAAGTTATTCGGCTGGAGAACAGCTTTCAGGTCCTTGCGCTTCGTTCCGTCGTAGCTTATCTCCTCGATACTAGAACCGCCAGCAGATCCAATGTAATCTGATGTTCCTATCGAGCATTTGAATGCTATGCCATCATCCCAGAAGTAAGCAATAGGCAAAGCAACCTGCGAATACTGCGTGAAGTATAGCGCATTGCCATCTGACACAAAGCCCACGAACTGCATGAAAGTCTGATTATAATACGGGCTCAGTAGCGTTCGCTTCGCTGCTCCAATCTGCATCTCAATAAGACCTCTCGCTGCCTTGCGCAGGGTGAACTGATGGCCTCTCTTGCTAGCAATAGTCATGCTCGTAGCATCGGATGCGATCTTGGTGAAGCCCATGCCAACCAGGAAGACCTTGCCTTTCGCTGCTAGCGGAGTATCGGTCTTGTAGCTATTATCAGGAAGCATCTCTGTGATGCGCATAGTCTGCGTGCCGACTCTAATCTGCTGATGGTTGAGAAGACACAGCCATTTCGATAGCTTGATAGCATCGCCGTCAGGTGTAGCTTCGACATCGGTCTCGAATCCATCAGTCAGGATATCACATAGGCGATTGTAGTCAGCTTTCGTGATATCGCTTATGTATTGCTGCGTGAGCAGATGCGACCATAGATTCATTTGCGCCTCGCGTATATGTTATTAGGGATGTGGATGAGGTTATTGGCAATAGCAACGTCTTCGGGAATTTGAGGAGATCCCACGTAGAGCGGCGTTACGATAGCTTCGTACGTTGATGACTTCGAGACTATCATCCGCTCTGGAACATTAGTAAAGCCCGACATCATCAAGGTGAGTTTCTCGCCACTCATATTATACACGCCGCTATCAGATGGCATGAAGAGCGTACCTATATCAGAATGGAATATGATACCAGGAAAGCTGTTAGTCTGGAATGCTAGCAGATTCGGTCCGACCGCAACGAAGATGTTGTCTCTCAGGTAGATGGCATCTTTATTGTCTGCTGATTTGATGAAATCGTGGTCTCTGAAGAAGTGCATCACCGCGTAGTTATAGCCGCTACGCTTCTCGAGACCAAATGCCATATCACCAATGCGGATGAGCCCATCTCGAATAATCTCGAGCTGATGCGCTTGGCAGTAGGTTTCTGTCGGATTACCAGGCTTGATGACCTTCGTCTTGACTGTCTTAGCATTGGTAATCTGAAGAAGCTCGAACTCCGAGCCATCGTTGCTATAGACCATGATATCGCCCATAGTCATCTCGTGATTGGTCTTGTAGGTGATCGTAGCCTCGTTACCAGCAATAGCGATGCTCTGTACCTGCGCTACGTTGCGCTTACCGAAGATCTTCTCGAGCGTAACCTCGCCATTGATGCGAAATACCTGATTCATTTCTTCATCCCAATCTTATAGTAGTCTAGGATGTAGTTATCGCCGTCGATGAGCACAGTCTTGCCTCGTTCTGATGAGCCCTGGTAGCATATAGCATCAAGAACTGCCCATATACTAGCACCGGAGCTGCCAATGCACATGCTGGTTGCAACGGTATCGGAGGCGAAATATTTGAGCTCGCCTCGTATCAACTTATCATTGATCTCAACCAGACCGCTACTCGAATCAGAATAGATGCTGCTCGTGGTGAGGTCGATGGGTCTGCTTCCATAGGTATATGCCTGATTCTCTCCATTGACGGTGTAGCATAGACCGAAGCCAATCATAGCATAGTATTGTGTGTTGTACGTGTATACTGCTCGTGGCGTTACGTGTAAGACCCAGCTACCGCTTGCATCGATGATCTGTGGTCTGTCGTAGGGAGATGCTATCGCAAACTGATTGAAATTCTCCGCTACTGACTTCGCAGCATCGTAGTTCTTGAGCGCTATCATCTGAATGAAGGGATGGTTGATTGCATAGGTAGCAATCGCGTAGGGCTTGTTGCTCCATGCGATGCCGCCGGTTTCTTTCGGTCTCTTGCGGAGCAGGAAATGGCGCGTGTTGCCAGGCCAGTTCGGCTTCAATACGCATTCATCTGGGCTATCGTAGACTAAGCTCCACCATGCAGGGACCGCACCGATAACGAATCCAGCTGACGTCTCAGCGAGATCAGCCAAAGCAGACTCATCAACAGTCCGAAGCTGAACTACATCATTGCGCTTATCGTATACGTAGAGCTTCGATGTCGATATCTGCGGGATAGCAAGCTGCTGNTTTCTAATTTCTTTTCTTTGAACAATTGGTCAATAGCTTGATTAGGCTCCTGACCAAATTGGGCAGCTAGGCGCTGACTCCAGGTTTCCTTAGCTCGCTCGCCTGCATATTCGAGCTTCGCTACATCATTGGTCTTGATGAAAGCATGACCACCGCTGCACCAGTAGGATTCGATACGGATACCGGCGTCTGCTTCTGTTGCTAGCTTGATGATATTCTCAATCATGCTACCGCTTGATAGCGTGCTGTTTGTGTATTTGACTGGTAGGTCTTTCATTCTAGGTCCTCTGTGCCGTCGTCGATGAACATGAAGCTGGTGTTAGATTCCATCGCCTCGCGCAAGTCATGACGGAAGTTGATGTCATTGATATTAGCGAAGTAGTCGAGACTCGCCACGTATGCAAACAGGACTAGGGTCATGCAGATATCATCGTGCTTGCCGTTTTCAGCAGCATACGAGCCCGAGCGTGTCTTGCTGAATGTAGATAGCTCGAGGATTGCTACCGCATCCTTGATTTCGAGCTGCTTCGACTCAATCAGAGCCTTGAGATGGCTGCATCCGATAGACTTGGTCTTCTTCGTCGTGGTCATGCCGATATTGCCTGCTTCCCATTGTTCCTTGCCGCAGAACATATTATCGCACTCGTAGTCGTACCAGAGACTATCAGCCACGATCTTGCCGTAGCTATTGTTCTCGACAATCATGAAGGCATCGTTATACTGCTTATGAAGCTCGAAGCACTGAGCAGCAAACTCGATGGGCTGCATCAGATTGTGTCGGAAAACTGCTACTAGCTTGTAGGGCATTGCTGATACATCAAACACCGAAGCTACCGAATAATCGCCACCAGTACCGAGAGCAGTATCAACTGCAATGCAATAGGTCTTGGATGGGTCTGGCATCGCGTAGACTCGCATATGCTCCGTCTCGTGGAGAGGATGGATGTACGATAGCGATTGCAAGCAATCACCAGAGAGGAGCGTATCGGAGCTCCCATAAAATCTACAATCGTATTCCTGGGCGAACTGCATCGGACTAGTATTGGCGATGGTTTCTTCCTTCCATGCTTCGTCTCTTCCTGGAACCACGCGCCAGTCATATCCGCTGGGCTTGAATGCGTTGCGGCCTTCTTCTGCTCCCTTCCAAAGCTGATAGAAGAGGTTTAATCCCTTTGGAGTTGATGTGATGATGACTCGAGAGTTCTTGAAGGATGATATGACAGGGTACGTACTTTCATAAAAGGTGGTATCACTATCGATGTGAGCCATTTCGTCGATCATCAAGCAATTTCCAACCAGAATGTCGTTAGCGAAGTAGCTATGGGTTTCATCTACATGGATGATATCGTAGCACTCGCCTCCTTGCTCTCGCTCGATATGCTTGATAGCTATCATGCTTCCATCAGCGCGATAGCATCGGTCTGCGATGCGCAAGCTACTAGCAGGCTTCATGCTTTCTGGTGTCATGACCTTGTGGTTATCCGTAGCTCGCAGGATGCTACCATCATCAAACTCGAATCGAATGAAGCTATCGCTCGTGCTCATACTGATGCCATCGAAGTCTCGGAATACTCCATCATCAGACAAGATCTTCAGCTGCTCAATCTTACTGCATAGCTCGACCGCTTGGCCATCGACTATCTGGTATCTCGCTACACCATATCGATCAGCATTAACGTAGAGCTCTTTCAGCGAGATATCTTCGATTCTCCCATTATCATGCTGGAGCTTAACCATCGTATCGCCAGCCAAGCAGTTTATCGACTTACCACGAATAGATGAAGAACTGGTAGCTGCTGCTATGATCTCCGTTCCATTACCAAACTTGACGGTCTGCTTGTTCCATGTCTCGATTCCAACCTGCAAGAACCAAGGAAGATTCTCATATGCGAATTTCAGGCGGTCGAGTATCTCTGTTGCAGTCGATAGCTTGTTAGCTAGTATCGCGATACGGATGTGGCTTCTTGTGATAGCCTGGTGGAGCAGGAATGCCATGCTCGTGGTCGTGTTGTGACTCAAGATGCCATCAGCATAATAAACGTGGCTATCATCGCCGATGATGAAATCGACGCAGGATTCTTCTCGATGGAGATTGCTAGCAGCTACCACGGGCTCTGGTCCGCTATCAGTCAGCAAGCGCATTCCGGGCTGTAATTCATCCATGAAAGCATCGCCATCTTCTGTCATGACGATATGCTTATCCGCTGCTTCGAGCCGATGCGTAGTCGTATCGACAGACCACATGGGCATGGGTTTCGTCTCGAGAACACGAAGAATGGGCTTGTAGCCCATATCCGTCATGATCTCGACATTATCGAGCTTGTGTTCTGATTGGTACTTGGTCATGATGCTCGTCTTCTGTTAGCTAGCCACGGATCGCTGTCTTCGCGCTTGCGCATCCTGATGGAAGTCATCTCGGCTTTTGAGAGGGCATCCTCGCAGACTGCTTGCCACATGATGTGATTCGGTATCTTATGAGCGAAAGCATAGTCAGTCAGGATATTCATCGTTGCTGGGATGATATCACACAATGCAAGCCACCAGCTGTCTTCGGCTCGGTCTCGATAGTCTGGTTCGGTTGCTTGCAAAGCTATCGCTAGCTGCTGTGCTTTAGCTGATGATAGTTCGTGGAATCGAGCATGGATAGCAAGCATCTTCATAGCAGCCTTCTTATCACCAATCCATCCCATCCATCTCGAAAGCGGCAGGATTGATGCTTTGTAGCATAGCATCGCAAGCTCGTGGTAGCCCTGGTTGTTCTTATAGAGCAGGGCTTGGACCAGGTGGGCATCGGTGCTCTTGAAGCCAATCAGATGGAGCGGATTATCTTTTGTCTTCGCAAGGAACGCCATGACTCCTTTCAGAGAGTCGCCATGCTTGGTAGTCAGGTCGAGCACCTGCTCCATAGCACGAGTTTCCTCGAGCTTGCTGTAGTTTGCTAGCGCTCGGTGGATATCGAAGAGCATGATAGCTGCCTGACTGCGGGCATTCTTATCCTCTTGGAGAGGAAGCCTTGCGTGGGATAGATTGCGCTTGATATGACTCAGCGCGATGATAGACTCGAACTTATTCATTCTTCTGTTTCTTTAGCTTTACTGAAAATATCCTTAGCATCAGCCATCACAATCATCTGATTGGTGCCGATGTGCTGCTCGATTTTGGGAGCATTCGAAGCTAGCATATTAGCAGATTGCTTCGCTGGTTTCAAGACATCGTTATTCATTCTAACCAGGCGCTCGTTGATATCAGCTAGGGTCTTCATGAAATCTGATGCAGCGTGGATAGCTTTCGCTTCTTGCGTATCGCGTACTGCTTGAGCTACATCCGGCATCATCTCCATTCCAGACCTGATGATAGAGCGGAGGTTGTCTCTCGAGTCAGAATAGTCGATAGCGCTGAAGGCGGCAGCATTAGCTCGGAATGCTCGTACCTTCTCTTCGAAGTCATCAGGGATAACGGTAGCTACCTCGGTGCTCGGGCTTGGTACCGGCTCGCAGTCGAGCGCATCTGCGATTGTATCGATCATGGTTCTTCTCCAAAGATATCGCGTCTCGGCTGGTTGCTATCAACAATCTCGTGAGGCTCGGATTTCTCCGCGCTTCGAGGCACAACCAGACTGGTCATATCATCGAATGCAGCATCCATCTCGCCAGGAGACAGACGGATGATAGTCTCCTTGATGCGATTAGCCAGCTGATTGGCATTGTATAGGTATGCCTTCATCGTGAACTGCAAGGTCCACATGATGTTGCGCTGCTGGCTGAAATCACCAAGGTAGTCGATATCGTGAGCTACCGAGTTCAGGATGATAGCCACGTCATTACTGTGCTGGTAGTCGATGACTTCATCAATCGTAACGTTAAGACTCGGGCTGAATAGCGGTATGACCTGCTCGATGATCTTGAGCGAGGTCTCAAAATCCTTAGCAAGCAGATATAGAGAGAAGGCGAAGTCGTAGCATACGCGATTGTATTGCCATTGCTTGTCAGTCTTCGATTCCAGCCTGTTCATCGGATTGAGCTGGCGCTCTGGTGCATAGTTCATACCAGTAAGCTCGAAGCCAAGTCTCGGTGTGGGCATCGATACCTGCAAGCGCTTCATATCAGCAGACTCGAGATTGTGTGTTAGGAATTTCTCCCGAGGAGCGTAGTACAGCGGAACCTTGCGCTTCTCGCCACGATCAGTCATGTAGTACAGATCATTGAATACCGAGCCAAATACGGTGATCAGCTTCTTGATGGTACCATGGTAGTAATGCTCTTGTGTCTTCTTCATCAGAATGAACCAAATGGATGAGTTTCGTTGAATTGGCGGATGGTGTCAGCGATGCGCTCGGTAGTCTCGTTCTGCTTGATTTGCTGCTCTTTCGTCAGCAGGGCTTCGAGCTGATCTGATAGCCCATGCTGCTCGATTTCCACCAGGTCATCAGCTGTTGGCTTGTACAGGCTGCATCTTAGCCGATAGACGAAGGTTCGTCCGAGCTGCCAGCTTGCGTCAGAGAAATCAACGTGATTGATCTGGAACAGCGTGTTCGTGTAGGTCTTGTAGCCGTAGCCGAAATAGAGCAAGTCTCCTTCCATCGGTCTATCTTGCGTGGGCTTGCTCGATGCTGCACGCTGAGACATCAGATTCTCCCACGAGGTCTTGGCGATCAGGATGTTGCCCGTGTTCTCTATCTGGATGCCAAACTGAGCCATAGCCTGACCTTCGCCTTCCCATCCCATCAGATTATCAGGGATGCTAGCTTCGATAATCCAGCTCTTGCGATCGTCGAATTTAGCATTCCTCGATTCGTAGAGTATCGGGTCGATATCAGCATCGCGCTTGATGTAGAGGATGTCAAATCCAGCAACTCGAATGCTCTCGCATACGATGCTATCGTAGAGTGTCTGCTCGCCACGGTGCTCGAGCTTGTTGAAGTATCTCGATACGGTCATGGTGGTTTATCCTATCAGCGGCATAATCGGCTCTTCCCAGACTTCTCGTAGCTCTTGCTCGAGAGCAGCGAGGTCATTGTTCGCTTCTTGTAGCATGGTAGAGCCATCGATGGTCATACCAGATGGAAGCTGGAAGCCGTTATACTTCATCAGGTTGTTCGCCCATTGCTTGCGCATCATAGCAATGAAGTAGCGCTTGAGCCAGAAGTCGTTGTAAGTTTCCTTATACGCTTCAGCCGAGTTCATCGCGTAGCATTCAAATGCTATGATATCGCCCTGCTTGATCATATTGCTTGCATCGAACCGGACCTTATGTCCGTGCTTGATGAAGCGGAGAGGATGCTGTGCTACCATCAGCTGATTGAGCGTTTGCAGGTAGTTCATGTTCGCTTGGAACATTCCCAATCCCTGACTCGATGCAGTCATGCCATTGCTGTATTCCGTGTAGAAGCGAGCATAGCCCATGCCTCCAGAGCTGAAGGTAGTTCGATGGATGATATCAGCGATGTACATCTGATTGGTCAGGTTACCGAGATTGGTCAGTCCCATGCCCGAGCCGAGGTTGATGCTGTGAGTTACAGCTAGGATGTCGTTGGGCATGGCGATGGTCTGGCTCGCTGCATCGTCAGCTGTAGCAACTCGAAGCAGATAGATGCGCTGGCTTCCATCAGAATGGAACTCGTAGTATCGTTGCAGGGATTCATCAAGGCAGTCGTATGCTTGCTCCTCGGCGATATTGACTTCAATCACGGGATGACCGAGACGGCGCATAGCGTACTGTATCAATTCTTCTTTCGATATGATCATGGGACTCTCTAAGATGGCAGATTTGCCAAATATTTAGGTCCTCGGTCCAAATGGACTTCTCTCCGATTTTTCTCGAAAAATTTGTAAGGCATTGATTTCACTAGCAAATTTCGGATGAATTTTTGATACTCGAATTTTGCTATCTTATTGATTTTTATTAGCAAAATCCAAAAACCAGCAGATCTCGCATGGTGAGAGGTATCATCATAGGGGTCTAGCAAAAATCCATGCGAGATTTGGCTCTAAAATAAAGCCCATCATCTCGATGGGCTCGATATCGCACTCGATTCGAAATCATGAATCTGATTCGTCATCCTCGTGTTCTTCATGCTCGATAGCTTCTGGTAGCGGCTTCTGCCCCAGCTGATAGTGCTGCTTGATAGCATCATTGAATCCAGCGTCAAGTGCCTGCTTCCATACCTCATCAGATTCGGTCAGATCTTTCATCCGTATCTTCTCAACCAGGATTTCTCCAGTCTCCGGATTAGCGAGGCGATACCATCCGTTTGAAGGCATCGTAAGCCAGCCGAGCATCTTAGCAATATCGGGCATTCCGCTCCACTTAGCGATGCCATTATCGAAGCTGACTGTGATGGGAATCTTAGCATTCTCTCGTACGAATCGGCTCTTGTGAGCAATGAGCGTAAAGTGATATCCTTTCAGCTCAGTACCATCTTTGTCCTGTGCTTTGCTGATAAAGAAGACTGTGTTCGCTGAAAGCATCATGCCCTTGCCTCCAGACATGATCTGCTTGCTGTACATCTCCTGTGTCTCATACACGTGGTTAACAGCAAGGATGGGCACCTGCTTGATGGTAAGGTACGGCGTAATCATCCGACCGAGGCTCTTGAGCGCTTTGGCTCGTGTCATATCAGCAGCGCTCTTATCGTTGATAGCATCCTCGAGCTCTTTCTTGCTTGCAAGGTTGCCGATGCTGTCGATCATGATGATGACATGGTCTTCGGGCTTGATTTCCTCGAGCTTCTTGATCAGATCGAACTTGAGCTCCTCGATGTTGGTGATCGGGATATGCAAGACTCGATTAGCATCAACACGCATCGAAGCTAGGTAGGCTGGCGTCACGCCAAACTCGCTATCGTAGAAGATACACAGAGCATCATCGTATCGCTCGAGATAGGCTGATACCATCTGGAGACAGAAGTTAGATTTGAAATGCTTGCTGTCAGCAGCGAAGATGCACAGCCCAGAGACGATACCACCATTAACATCGCCACCAAGGGCGATGTTTAGTGCTGGGATGCGAGTTAGCACGCAGTCGGATGAGTTGAAGAAATCTGAGTCAGCTAGTAGCTGCTGGGCCTTGCTGATGCTGCCATAGCTGGCACCTTTCAGTCGGTTGAGTAGAGACATTTCGTGGTTTCCTTAGTCGAAGAATGAAGAGAGAGTGTTGACTTTTTCGGTGTTCCAGCCCAGGAGATCGCTGAATGACTTGATCGGGTCGATGAAAGTCTTCTCGAGCATCGTATCGTAGTCAATCAGGTCATGGAGGCCGAACTCCTTGGGAAGGAAGCTATTATATGCGATATAGCCACCATCAACAATAGCATTGGGCTTCAGCAGAAGCAGTCGTATCTTGCTTGCATCGGTGATGGGCGTCATGTCGATAAGCCCATGCTCCAGGAGCATGCGATTGTACTCGTGGCTTGCCTTGACATGGAATGGGATGCGGAGCTTGTACGAGCCATCAGACTCTATCCACTTCCCGAGGTTATTGACTCCACGTGGAGTCGCAATCTCCTCGTATGGTACTTGCTTGAAGGCTTGCTTGAACTGGCTGACGAAATCAATCAGCTCGGTCTCTTCGCCTCGCAGCATGATAGCATAGCATTTGAGGAGAGCATCCTTCACAAACTGTGGCGTGGTGGAAGTCGCAGTCTCAACGCCCATCGTCTTCAGGTGCGGCTCGTGGTAGCGGATGCCTTCGTTATCGAGGATGGAAGCAATGTATTTCTTCTTCGCTCGGAAGATCATAGCATCAGCAATCACCTCGCGTTTCATGACCATCGAGTTGGTGTAGGCGTTCATATGAGCAGCAAGCTCCTCGAGGCATTCCTCGATAAACGGCTCGATCTTCTCCTTGGTGATCTTGTCGATAAGGTCAACCATCGCCTTCTCCTCGAACGGCTTGCCATGCGTCAGCTTCTGCACCAGATAGTCGAGAGAGATATACATGCTGTTATGGACGAGGATACCATTAGCGAAGAAGTTATGCGTATCCTCGACTTCGATATCGTAGACATATTCATCTACATCGATGTACTCGTAGATGTAGTCATCTGTATATCCGATGTATTCTATTGATGGAGTTGCTGTGCTTCCATCATGCATGATGATGCTATCTGATGAAACCAGTATATTGTGAGGCTTGCATGACACGCATTTTCCATCGCGCTTCACGATGACCGAATGGTCTTCGGTTACAATCACCGACTGATTGCTGCCATCTGATATGCGGTATAGCCGCTTATTGGTCTTGTGGCGCATCACGTAAGTGATGGGCTTATCAACCACGTTGCTACCATCGAATGCTCGTGCGACTCGACCCGATACCTGCTTAACCTCGCTGCCATTTCTGGTTGTAGATACCGCGCCTATAGTATCATCGAATAGCTTGCTGATGGGCATTTCCTGTCCATCAACGATGATGATGCTATCGCCAACCACCGAATCTGTGTCACTATAGCTCCACCACTGAGCAACATCAGTCGTGGTATCGCATAGCTTATCGAGGAACTCACAGACTCGCTTGCCGATGTACTTGATAGCCAGCTGTCCAGATTGTGTGATGCCCTCAGCAATGCTGTGGTTGAAGTACCTGAATCCTTCATTACCCGATGCTCCGTACAGACTGTTGATAGCGATCTTGATTGCCATCTGGATAGCATCGAGTATAAGGATGGTTGTGGCTAGCTCGTCTGTCGGATTGTCTTCGTAGGCTCGCTTCGCTTCCTTGAGCTTCTTCTGCGTTGCTTTGCGCTCAGCATAGAGCTCGATTACTTCCTCGACGATGATGCTAAGCTGTTCTTTGCTGAACATCGCGCCATTCGCTGCCATCGAGAGATTATGCTCTTTAGCGTATTGCAGCTCGGGTACATTCTCGAGATTGATCAGCTGCTCGAGCAAGCCATCTCGTCTGGCTTCTTCTTTGACTAGCGTGTCGATGCCCATATTGTACTGTTGCATGGTGAGAGGATACCATTATATGTTCAAATGCGCTCGCTAAGCACATCCCGGGACTATACCCAGCTCTATGTCACCATAGAGGTCAGACTATATCTTGAACTTCGAGATATCCCGAAGCCCCGCACTGTTTCGCATCACTTGATGCTACTCTACTAGGTTCAGCATTGCTGCTGCTGTTCGATAGTCGTTGAACAACGTATCGTATCTGATACATTGCTGCTGATTGTCTCTGAGAGAGTTTCCAGCAATTAAGTGCGTGTTTACGCTGCCATCGCTGACAGCGGGCCCATATCGTCTAGGCTGTTGTAGTCGAAGCTCACTACCCATTTGCTCTTGCCGAGCTTTGGCTCAGCAACGTAAGCTCCTTCGATTTCCTTGCTCTCGGTAATCTTGGGCATCGGTGGCACGATGATGCCCTTCTCGCACAGACGGCGATATATCCGGCAATCCCAGAACTTGACCTGACCGAAGATATCAACCGTATTGCATTTCGCCATGTACTGTAGCTGATAAGCGAGACGCAGAAAGTTGAGCTTAGCTTCGAGCCTGGCGATAAGCTGCACGTCAACTATGTTATATCGAACGAAGCCTGTGGGATTACCCAGATAGAATGCCTTGATATCTTCAAACTCGCCGTAGTCGACCTTGCCAATACCAAGCACGTGCTGGCATACCGTTTCGAGCTTGAAATCGGGCAGTCGCATATAGCCGAATTTCTTGACCAGAGCCATATAATCGAGCTTGGCGATACCCGCGATGCGATACTCGATTTCTCCCGATGCTCGGTTCTCCTTCTCCTCGATCGCATCGGGCACCAGATTGTAGATAGGCGATATGCGCTCCTCGTGACCTGGCATGATGCGCTTCAGTCGATTGATGATATAGACCGTATCGAAGGCATCGCCGTTCCAGTAGGTAACCGCATCAGGCATCTGAGCATTCCAGTAGTCGAGGAATGCTGTCATCAGCTCGACTTCGTTGGCTACGATGTGGATATGGTTATTCGGGCTTGCTTGGTCGTCAAGATGCTCTTGGTAGTCGAGCGTGGTCCAGGAGTGGGTAACCTCGCTGCCAATCCATCCGACGGTGATGACGTTGATCTCCTGCTCGGCGACAGCAGGATTGGGAAAGCCATTACCGACAGTAGTCTCGATGTCGAGCACAGCAATCTTGATGTCGTTGAAGCGATACTCGACATTGCTCGGATATAGCTCGTTGATAGCTTGAATCTCCGCATGCTGCATGGCATGGACTGGCATCATCTCCGAGTATTCTCGAATTGCTTTTCGGAGTGCTGCTGGTGTTGATGCGGTCTTCTTGGAAAGAGTCTCGCCCTTGAGACCTCGATATTCTCCTTGTTTATCAGGTAAATAGAAAGAAAATTCGCGCTTGGACTTCTCTACGTGCTGCTTTCCTGTTTCGTCAATCCAGCGATGCACGATAGACTGCCCATGCGCTCCTACGTAGGTATAGAAGGATGATAGCATTATGATAGCTCCGTTTCTTACAGTTGAGTTCGTGTTTTCTAGCTTGCTAATCATCGGGCTCACCATCGCTCTTATCAAGGGAATGTGGGGTCTTTCCTACTCGACGATGTTCAACAGCGAGAGCGATACCAACAAGGTCAGCTACACGAAATTCTGGGCTAATATAGCATACTTCGTCGCCACAATCAGCTTCATCAGGCTGAATTTTAGCGAAAGCGATAAGAGCTATATGCCCGAACTGTGGTTGATTTTTCTTGGTGTTGTTGGTAGTAATGCTGTGGTTGCGAAGTGGCTAGCATTGCGCTACCTATCGCAATCACAGCAGCAAGAGAGCCAGCAGGTTAATCCGCAGCCTCCGTACTATCCGATAGACCCGCAGCCTCGATATATCTCTGACGGAGAGACTCGCAAGGAGTGAGGTCATCGGGACTGTTGATCATGCAGTCATCATAAGCGAAGGACAGCTCGTCCTGTTCGAGTATAGCATAGATAGGCACCAGCTGCCCATCTTCTTTTATCTGAAATGGCTTCTTCAGAGTAACCACAGAGCCGCTGAAGTTCTCTCGGATTCGCTCTCCGATTATTGCGGAACCGAACTTGTGGAAGATGATGATGATGTCTCTCATTTGCCGGTGCTCCCAAATCCGCCTTCACGTTCTGCATTGCCTTCTGCTTGCTTGGTGATGGTGTGCATAGACATCGGTATCAGCTGTGCGATGCGCAGCCCATGCTCGACTGCTTGCTGGACCTCGCTCGTGTTTTGCAGGATGATGAAGATCTCCTGATTGTAATCAGCATCGATAACACCGGGTGCGTTAGCAATGCGTAGTCCGGTCCTCAGAGACAATCCGCTTCTCGGTGCTACCATCAGCCATTCATCTTCTTTCAGATTGGCCTTGATGCCAGTCGGGATGAGAGCAATCTCGCCACGCTGCAATGCAATGCCGATGCAGAAAGCATCATTAACAATCATGCTCTTAGCAGTCTTCTTGATCGGTGCATTGCCGCCGGTGTAGCATTGGATTTCTTCTCCTTCTACGAAGAAGGCGCGGATATCAAATGCTGCTGCACTCTTTGTAGCGCGCTCGGGTATGCTTGCTCCTTCCTTTATAGCGTCGAAGATGTTTGCTTTTTGGTTTGTATTTGTCGGTTTTGGTGCCATGATTTCTCCAGGTAGGTATTGTGGTGTAGTAGATAGCATCATCTTTCGATAGGATGAAGAGCTTGTCGCATTCGGTCTGAGGAATCTCCTCGATTGTGCGACAGATGCTATGAGTATCGAGGTGATATGCTACCTTTAGCAGCATATCCTCCTCTTCTTCATTCAGAAAGATTCTGCCATCGTGCTTGGGATTGAGCAGAGCATTCGCAGTTCTTGTGTGCATCAGGTAGCATCGATCACGGTAGTCGATGAGGTTGATGACATTCTTTAGCTCGGCTCGTCTTGTATTGATGAGTCCGCATCGACTGAGCGTATCAGATATCAGCACTCGCTGATGACGAGACGGAAGCTCGATCTCGACAGCATCCTCGAGGATTTCATCTTGCCTTGCCACCAGTCTCTCCTAATTCACGAAGCGTAGCAGCATCGAACAGGCTCATGACCTGCTCGGCTTTGCGTCGGCTGTAGTTGTATAGGCGCATGATGAGTTCGACATCCTCAGACTTGGGCTCGGGCTTATCCCATGATGCGAAGCGCTTGCCCTTTGGCACAGCATGATAGAGGAAGCGATATTGCTGATGCTTATCCAGATGCTTGCATTGATTGAGCTCGTTAGCAAACAGAATCGTATCGCGAAAGCGGCTGAATGCTCGGTTCACGATGAACATATTATCTGGCTCATCAAGCAGCCCATCCTTCGCGTTGATGTTCTTGACGATGTCGAAGGGATTCATCGCATCTCCACATCAATCATGCACTCTGTGAGGAATGCAGCGAGATTGATCTCCTTGTCCGCTACCATGCTATCGCTGACCTGGTACTTGTTGATGAAAAGCAGGAACTGCGGAATAGACTCGGGCTTCACGTATTCGTCTACATGAGCCCACATCATCTTCGATAGCATAGCGAAGTCGATGTCGGGATTGAGCGATACCCACTTGCGCATCTCGCTGAACTTGTTCTCCTTGATGAAGCGATAGATTTCCTTGATAGTGTCGCCAGATAGCAGCTTCATCTTCGAAGCATCAAGCTCTCCGCCTCGTGTCAGATGCTGCAATTCATTTAAGCATTTCCGCATATCAGGGAAGTACTTGATGATGAGCTGGGCAAGTACCTTCGGGTCATAGACGATGTTATTCTCGTCGAGTATTGCCTTCACTCGGGCATCGAATTGCTTGAGTACCTCGAGCTTCTCTTCTTTCGTCAAACTGAAATCGACTTGTACCGTGCGAGACTTGAGCGGGTCGATGATCTTGTTGGCGTAATTCGCTGTGAAGATGAAGCGGCAGTTGGCGGAAAATTCTTCGATGAAGTTTCGTAGGCCCTGTTGGCTAGCGTTCGAACTGCCGTCTGCCTCATCAAGTATGACACACTTGGTATTACCCATTAGACTGATGGTAGATGCGAAGTCTCGGATGGTAGTACGGAGCGTGTCGATATTACCATTCTCGGAGCAGTTGATGATGAGCGTATCCATGTTGAGCTCGTTGCATAGAGCACGAGCGACGGTCGTTTTGCCTGTGCCGGGACTTCCGGTTAGCATCAAGTGTTCGATATTACCACTATCCACCATCGACTGGAAGTAATCCTTCAGCCTCTTGGGCAATGCGCAGTCTGCAATCTTCTTGGGTCGATATCGCTCGACCCATAGATGCTGTTCGATATTAGCTGTCATTGTTGTGCTACCAGAGGAATGTAGTAGATCAGATCAGCATCGTCGACATTGGTGATACGAGCGATACCAGCGCTGCTGATGTCGATAGCATAAGCACCAGCAATCATCTTCAGGTCATCGATCTTGAATCGTACTTCGTCTGTGCTGCTAGTCTGGACAGCAATCGCCATCTTGAATACGTTGGATGTGCTATCAGCAGTCTTACTGTTGAATGCTCGGATGCCGCCCTGGCTGACTCCAATCATGTCGAACTTCATGATAGCAGCGGTCTTCTGGATACGGCTGATTTCAGCTTCGCTAAGATGGAAGCTATAGTCTTCTGATGGCATATTGATATTCTTGCCTTCCGGCGGGGCGATGATGATAGCTTCGGAAGCGTAGTAGTAGGTGATGGTATTGTCACCTTCTTTGATGGTAAGGTACTTCTCCTCGAACTCGATTTCTGGGTCATTGAACAGGTCGATGATAGCCAGCAGTTCCGGAAGAGAATAGATCGCAAAGCGACGAGGAATCTCCTCTGTGATGACAGCCTGAGCGAATGCTGTCTTCGTCGTATTCATCGTCTTGAGCTGCTTTCCTGGAAGAAAGAGCATGCCCTGGTTGAGTGTCGAGAAATTCTTGAGCAGCTCGAGTGTTTTGCTTGAAAGTTTCATTTTGTCTCCATTATTACAGTAAAGCCATCTTGCTTGGTCAGCTGGATGGATGAGGTGAAGCTATCGCTTAGTTTCTCCGGCGTATGCGTTATCACGAATACGTTGAGGTCAGCGATAGAGCGAAGCAGGTCAGCAAATGCTGCCGTGCCTTCTGCGTCAGCGGATGAATCGAAGATTTCATCCATTATCAGAAGATTGGTAGAGCAGTTAGCTTTGTAGCGTGCGATATCACGCCACGCAAGCATAACCGCCATATCGAGGCGTAGCTTCTCGCCTTCGGATAGCTGATTATAAGCCATCTCCTCGAAGCCACGCATTTTTATTTTTTCGTCGAAGCATTCATCAATCTCAATCGTTGCGAAGAGCCCCAGTGCTGCTAGGTTCTGGTTGATGACCTGATTGAGCATGGGCACGAAGTCCTTCAGGATGATAGCCTTGATACCATCGTCACGTAATGCTTGTATGATGAAGTCGTGATAGCGCATATCAGCAGCCTGGGCATTATATGATGCTTCGAGTGATTGCGCTGCCGTTTCAGCTCGGTCGACTTCTCTTTGTGCATGACTGATATCGGGCATCTCCGAGCAGGCATCTTTCTGTCTCTGAAGAGACTCAATGCTCGCCTTGACTTGAGCTATGTCTTTGTTCTTGTGAGATAGAAACTCCTGGGCCATCAGATATCGGCGCTGTCTGGTCTCGTCCTTGTAGATACGCTCGCGCATCTCTCGGATCTTGACTTCTGTGGCTTTGGTATCGTCGATAGATGACTCGAGAGACTGCATCATCTCCTGCTTGTACGTATCGCTGATGGACTGCTTGCAAGCAGGGCATTGCTCGTTATGATGGATGAAGGCTAGCTGCTTGCTTGATTGCTCGATGCTGTGGTGATACTGTCCGATACGAGCATCGCAGTCAGTCAGGGCTTTGACTAGCCGGTCATGCAATGCCTTGTCGTACTGGATTGCTTGCTCTTCTAGCAGTTTCTTGGATTCTTGCAGCTCGTCGAGCTCTTTCTGCTTCTCTCTGATCTGCTGGTCGTAGATGGCTTGCTTCTCCTGTACCGACTGCATCGCTGATTGATAGAGCTTATCGTATGCTGACTTCGCGTGCTCCACATTAGCATTAGCTAGGAGCAGGTTTCTTTCAGCATCGGATAGCTTCGCCTTCGCTTGCTTAGCATCGTCCTTGGCTATGGTCGACATCGAAGAGAAGATATCGAGTGCTAGCACTCGCTCGACGAATGCTCGCTTATCTGCTGCTCGGAGAGACAGAAATGGCGTGTAGTTAGCACGCCCAACGATGACCATCTGCATGAATGCTTGCTGGTCGATGCCTAGTATGTTATCTTCGAGCCATTCTTGGTAGTCCTTTGCTTTAGCAGACTGGTCGATCAGATTGCCATCAACGTAGATCTCAAATATTGCAGGCTTGTAGCCTCGCTTAATGATGATGTTCTGCTCGCCTCTCGAGAGGCTGACTTCGGTCATCAGCTCTCGATTGTTCTTCTGGTTGACTAGCTGTCCCTTCGTGATAGAGCGGAAGGGCTTGCCGTAGAGATTGAAGCACAGAGCATCGAGAAGGAGGCTTGATTTGCCTGCCCCGTTCTTGCCGATGATAAGAGTCGACGGATTTCGGTCGAGTTCGATGGTGATGGGCTGATTGCCGATGCTAGCGAGATTCCTCGCAGTCAGCTTTTTGAAATGGATATTGTTCATCGTAGTATATGTGCAGCTTCTTTCATGCACCCTTCCATCTTCTCGATGCACTGGCTGAGCTCGTCAGCGATGGCTTGCTTCATGTCTTTCGTGGCTCTCTTGCCTCGGAGGATGTCTATTGCATCAGCAAGAATATCAGTTTCGTCAGCCCAGAAATCCTCGCCAGCAACGGAGCGATAGGCTGCTCGCATGAAGGCTACCTCATCTTCATCATCTACCGGAATAGATGGTACTCCATGATCGATGATAGCTTCGATGATAGCAAGCGCAAGCGGATTGTCGTGTGCTATTCGTCGGAGATGGTACAAATTAGCTTCATCATAGAAGTCTTCTCGGTTGAGCTCTTTCAGCTCAGCAATGTGGTTACGCATTTTGCTGCTCCAATGCTTGGTCGTAAAGGGAAAGTATTCTAGCTTTGATCTCGTCTTTCTGCAAGCTATCATCTAGCTCCATGGCATCGATGATAGAGCCGATACGAGATCTGGTATCTTGTAGCTCAGCAGCCTGCTCCTCGATGCTGATCGAAGAGATGTGCTGTGTGGTATCGATGAGCTCGACCTTATAAGCATGAGCTTGAAGATCGGTCAGTGTCTGGTTAAGCTTCGCTTGATCTTTGATGCTTCCGAGCTCGCATTCGACACGAACGATCTGGTCTTGATGGCTCTTAGCATCGATAGTTGTAGTATCATCGTACTGCATCAGAGCGAATATGCGATAGGGATTCTCGACTCGGATTCGCTGGCTTCCATCGAAGAAGAAGCAGCCCTTCGGTGTGCTGTAGTCAGCCCAGGTCATATCGAAGGGATTGCCGATATACTCGATGTTACTCGTTTGGCTCGGTATGTGGAAATGACCAGACCACACCTCTGGGATGTGCTTGAATAGAGATGGAGATAATCCATGCTCGCAGTAGATGCCCTTGGTCATCAGTGCTCCGTTGATCTCGAGATGACCGCATAGGATATCAGCCTCGCATTGCTTGATAGCATCGATGCAGGTATCGTAGTTCTCCTTGCATATCCATGGCAGGAGCATAAACTGCTTGCTAGCAAGCTCGATCTCGGTAGGCTTTTCGATGATGCGGATGTTATCGTACTGCTTCGCTAGCAGGGCGATGCTGTGTACCGCATTGGTGTTGCGGTAGTAGATATCGTGATTGCCGATGAGCGTGATTAGCTCGATACCTGCATCGTGAAGAGGACCGAAGAATCTATCCATGAAGATGGACTGTGTCCGGATGTTCATGAGCTTGCGATTGTCGAACAAATCGCCGAGGTGAAGCAGAGTCTTGACCTTGCGCTGCTTCATCTTGTAGAGGAGGATATCGAGATATTCGAGCTGCTTGCGCATGAAGACCTCATCGGAGTTGCGCATTCCGATATGGAAGTCTGTGCCTACTAAAATCATGGATTGTTCCTTATTGTTGTGTGTATCAGATATGCTGCCTACACCGCGATCGAAGCAACTCTTATGGATAGGACTAGGCGAGGGTCTGTTGCTGATCTTAATGCTGGGCAAGCAGCATATCTGATGGCTCTCGATTGAAAGCTGATGCGGAGCGCATTGTAGAGCATATTTTAGAAGAAATCAAGACCGGAGCAGCAAAATCATGTTTGTTAAATCTTTTCGCTTCTATAAGTCATTGATTTTATTAGCATTCTGCAGAGCATATTCGAGGAGGTTCGAAGCCTCGAAAATTTCATGTAAGCTATTGACTTCGCTAAAGAAAATCATGGTTTTGATGGATTTCTGCTGCAACGATCGCAGTCCAAATTTCGTTTAGGTATACTATCATGCAGCTTGGACTGCGATCGTTGCATTTCTCAGCTTGCATCAAACCTCGAACAAGCTATAATGCTGACGAAATCAACCAACCGAGACCTATCCCATGCCAAGCATCATCAGCCTAGCCACAGAATACAACGAATACGCATATACGATAAGACCACAGTTCGCTCGGATGTGGATATCGGTAGCATACGACAGGGAAATCGAGCAGCTGGTAATCGAGCTACATGACGATGATAGGCTGCTCGAGTTCGCTATCTGCGATGCGAGTCAGGGCGAAGATGCTCTTCAGGAGATAGCAATGCGAGCTTGCGAAAGGGAGGACAATCCCATCTTTCGCAAGCTCGCAGAAAGCAAGGAATATGCTAGGGAAGTAGCCTACATCAAAACCATCAATCAAGGCGATAGATAAGCCACGTCATACGGACGACACCATGGGATGATTGGTCCGTAAGCTCGCAGTCGGCTTCTGATATCGCTGTTATCGATAGCTATGATATCGACCGGTCTATCGTCGTGGAGATGGATGACATATGCTCCAGTAGCCGGATCGGATTGCACCTCGTTGATCAGCTGTCCGTTGTGGTGATAGTACGCTCGGACCGTAGCTCGCATGGGATTGCCCTCGAGCATGATGATGCCCTTGACATAGTACACATGCTCGTAGTCTATCATCGCATTCATGAAGTCTCTCGAGATAGCTCGGTCCCAGACTATCGTATTCGCTAGATGAGCTCGGCATGGCTCGGTTACATTGCGACCGACGAGCAGTCGTCCGGTACCGAGCTTAGCACCAGAATGCTCGGGCTTGCGCATCGTGATGACTCGCTCATCAGCATAGGTCTCGCTATCAAATATCACCGTCAGTCGATTGCTCTTCATCCTGATGATAATCTCGTGCCATTTCTGCGTATCGAGGTTATCAGCAAGCTGAATGCGACTGTTACCAGCACCGAGCACCAGCTCGGCATATCCCGGCTTGTGGCTTCCGCCCTGCGAGTTCACCCATAGAGATATCGAGAAAAAGTATGGCGTGATGTTCTCCTGCTCGAAGATGCAACCGCGCTCTCCGTGCTGTACCTTGAAATGCTGGAAGTAGGTGAAGTCACCATTGATGGGAAGCAGATACTCGCGTGTTCCGTATGCTGCTTCGAATATCGGAGCGGAGTTGATGAACTCGATAGAATGCGTCAGCTTGAATGGTCCGTCTTCTCTGTACCTTGCAGCATTGCGATCTCCCATCACAATAAGACTCTTGCTCGTTCTCGATAGGTCTCGAAGCTGGCCGTATTGAGTATCTGGCTGCGTGTCTTGGTAGTCGATATAGATACTGGGATGCTCCTTCCGCACCATATCTGGGAAGTTGTAGAGCTTCTGGAATAGTCGCATGACCTCTAGGTCTGGAAGGAAGCGATTGAACAGAGCTACGTTATCGAGCGTGGTTGGGATGTGGCATCGGTCATGTGTTAGCTCGGGCATGATAGTACCAGCAACGCGAGTGCCAGTACCGACTCCACCGATGCTCAGGTCATGCTCGACTGTATCGAGATTGAGCAGATTGATATCCTGCGTGTATTCCTTCTCGAATATGACGTCAAGATTACGCATGATGCTGAGCTTGTTCTCCTTGAAGCGGATGGTAATCATATCGCCGAGCTCTTGCTCTTCCGTGCTGCATAGCTTCTGGTCTAGGACGATATCATCGTTGTAGAAGGGAATCCACACGTGCCAGTAATAGCCACCATAGCGCCGCATCTCCTCCCAAATCGTTATCATGCCCTCGTGGTGGATGATAATATCAGCGTAGTGGTTGTTGGTATCCATCGGTGCTCGCCAGATGTAGTCACTATCCTTGTAGCTACGCTTCATGCAGAACACGTAGGAGAATTCCTTCCTCGAGTAGTTCCATTCTCGCACGTGATGAGCAAAAGCATAAGCCTTGGGATAGTACGATAGTCCGACAGTCCTAGCATTGGGCTGGATGCCCACCGGACAGAATCTGATGGAGCGCTGCTCGTATAGGTCGATCGTGCTGATGGGACTAGCCATGTAGTAGCATGGATAGTCATCGCGCTGGTGCTCTACGTGCAGCTCGCATTCAGCAATGCCCATCTGGTCGAATAGCTGCAAGGAGCGGAGGCGTCTGGTGTCTTCGATTAGCGTTTCTGAGTCGAATCCGAAGAGTGCAATCGGCTCCATTCCCTCGAGTGTTTGCTTGTATCCTGCCATCGTTAGTGTTTCTCCAATGTGAGTATTGAGATTATTAAAAAGCCCAGCGTGATGCTGGGCTCCATGTGCGAGTTATTGATTATCCTGCTTTCGCTTGCCGCTCGAGTACCTTCTTGCGCATAGCCATATCGACATGGATGAGCACCAGCTCGGATTCTCCAGATGGCAGGATGTTGCCCAGCTTGAATCGGCTGCCACCATCGTTCTTGTTCTGCAATGCTCGCACCTGCGCCTGCTTGGTGGTAGCATTCTTAACCGACGCAAGGACCGATACGTAGCTATCAAGCGTAAGGCCTGATGTATCGGTTGCTGCCATGATATAGCTGAACTCGCTATTGAGCAGCACCATAGCACCGATGCGCTTGCCAGCAATCGCCATCAGGATTTCCATCTTGTTCGATGCTTTGATGCCCTCAACCGTGCTATTGGGACTGATGCCGACTTGATAGAGCAATGCTCGGTTGCTGAAGATCTTCTTCAGGATGGGCTGGTAGCTTGCATCGAGTACGTTCAGGTTTTTGAAGCTCTCATCGAGCAGCGCTTTGATTGATTTAGCATCCATTGATTTTCCAAAGTTGTTAATATGATATATCTATTAAATGGAGCTTCGAATGGAAGAGCTAATGAAAGATCTGTGCCCACCGTGTAATCCGATAGTACCGCTACGAGTATCAGATGCTGAGATGCCCGAGCTATGCCCATGCCCCGATACCAGCACCAAGATTGAAGTTGCATTCGTAAGGAAGCGAGCTCCCAGGAAGATGCGAGATATCAACGTCATGCAGTATATGATGGATATCTCGCGCTACAGAATCTGCTCTATAGGAGGAATGTAAAATGCCAAAAAATGCTGTAAGACTCAACGATATGACCACAGGGCATGGATGCTTTCCACCGCAGAAGATCATCAAAGCATCAACCAATGTCAATGTCAATGGACGAGGCGTAGCTCGTGATGGCGATGATGTCGAAGAGCACATCTGCAAGGCAAACTCGCATGGTGGCACCATCCAAGCATCCGGAGGCACGGTCTTCATCAATGGCAAGCCTGCAGCTAAGATACTCTCGCCTGTAAGCTGCGGTGGCAAAGTCATGACTGGCTCGGGTAACGTGTTCTTTGGGTGAATATGATGATACAATACTATAGCGACCTAAACCTCGCATTCAAGCCGCATCCCAAGACGGGCGATGTAACGCTGCTTACCAACGAAGATGCAGTCAGAAGAAGCTTGCTTCATATAGGCATGATGCTGCCATACGATATCCCATTCAAGCCCGATGCTCATGGTCATGTGCGAGAGCTGCTGTTTGAGATTCCATCTGATGCGACACGACTGGCGCTTGCTAGCAATATCAAATGGGCTCTGACCACACTCGAGCCGCGTGCTGATATCAAAGAGATCAATGCGGTTCTCGATAGCTCAGAAGCAGGATATAACATCGAAGTTGTCTTCTCGGTGCTATCGCTGATTGGCGAGTACAAGGCTCAGTTCTACTTGCAGCGGATTCGTTAATTGGATTTTCCAATTGATGCGATTGGAAAAATATTAGCACTTTCTCGAGACAATAGGCTTGCCGAAGACGA